ATTTTTTTTGTAGTTCTGCTCTGATACTTCCAACTCGACATTAGCTTCCGCAAGTGCCTTACTGTACTGCTCTACAACATCTTTATATCCTGCAACTCTATAATATTCTTTCTGCGCTTCTATGGTCTTTAGAAGTTCTTCCTTTTGTGCTGTATATTTTCCAGTAGTCATATCAATCTGATTTGCTAATTCTGGACAAATATCAATAAGCTGTTGTGCTCTCGTTTTTAATGTTTCTTGATCTGCTGCTGTTAAGCTCGTCTTGTCTGCAAGTTCGAAATATGAATCTGCAAGCTGTTGAAGCTGATCTGCACTTGCTTCGGATTTAGATGTTAAATCCTTTGTAGTGTCAGCTAAATCTCTTAGATTTTGTGCGGCATCTTCCATTTTCTGGTTATTTGATCCTATTTCTTCCTCAAACTCCAAAAACTGATCTGCAATCTCTTTTTGCCAACTTTTATGGAAATTATATACAGCTAACCCTATTGCTGCGATCGCCGCTGCTATTGCTAAATAAGGATGCGCAACGACAGTAGCTGCAAAATTCAAAAGAGTATCTTTTATTGCCAAAATCTTTGTCTTAATATTGTCTAATGCTGATAACGTAATGGTTGATATTTTTATTGCTGCAATTACTCCAAGAATGGTTGCTTCTATTGGTGCAGCAGAAAATATACCAGACCATGTGCTTAGCCCAGCATTTATAGCTTTCCAAATTACCTGCGCAATTTTTCCACATATGCCAAGCCAATCTATATCAGACAGGAACTCTCCGATTTTCTTTCCAATCCTATACCAATTCACTCCATCAATAGCAGAAATCATTGCATCAAGCAAACCTTTCGCCCATGTATTCAATGTTCTTGCCAAAAGAGTAAACTTGAAAGTTTTGAAAAATTTATTAATCCCTGCTGCAATAGAATTTCCAAAATTCTTCCAGTTAAATCTCGTTCCAAAAGAATTTAAAAACTCCAATGTAGTATTCAATGCCCCTGCAATCGTTTTTCCGACATTCCCGAACAGTCTCGGATTAATAAGACCATTAAGGAAATCTGCCAAGCCTTTGCCGAAATTTCTTGCCTTGGAATAAATCTTATCCCAGTTGATAGACTCCATAGCTTTTGATAAGGCATCACTGATGTATTTTCCAAGCTGTTTCAGATTTTTAATATCACTTTCGTAATTTTTAAAAATAGTATCTGTCTTGACAAGTTTACCGCCACTGGCACCGCCTGATGCGCCACCGCCGCCGGAACCGCCCGAACCTTTTTTACCAGAACCATCATTTGTTGTAATCAGTTTCAATTCATCAAACTGACGGACGCCCTTATTCATCTTGTCGATGTTCTTTGCCGCCTGTCCGGTATTGTCAGCAACATCGCCTGCGCTCTCTGCCGCATCTGAAAAACTATCTGCAAGACCTGCGCCGGAATCCTCATATTTCCATCCGAAGATTGCGCCTAAAGCGTTTGTAACCTTTGTAACAAAGCTGATAACAACCAGTAAAACGGAATTGAGTGCTTTTACGAATGGTTTAAAAGCATTGATTAATGCTCCACCAATAACACTGCCAAGCTGTTCAAACGACTGTTTTAAAATTCTTATCTGGTTCGCCCACGAATCAGCCGTACGTGCAAAGTCTCCCTGCGCTGTCTGCGTATTGGCAAGCACATACTGATACCGGAGCATTGTCTTTTCAGCCTGTGACATAGACTCGATATCAGAATCTAATCCCTGTTTCATCGCCCACTCTTTAAGGGTTGCCTGTGTAAGATCAAGACCGTAATCTCTTAATGGACGTGTCTGTCCGGTAAATATTGCAGCTAAATCCTGCGACACAACATCCTGATCTATGTTATACAGAGATGCCATATCAGCAGTTAATTTTGTTAAATTCAAAGACACATCAGCCATGGAATCAGACAAACCAATATAGCCATCTGTCTGCTTATTCAAAAACTCATTGGCTTTCTTTATCAAACTGCTGTCAATTCCCATGGCTGTTCCCATTGCTTGGAATCGGCTTGCCGTCTGTTTCAGTGTCAGTTCTGACATACCGAACTGACGTATAGAGTCCTGTGCAAAGTCATTGACTTTCTTTGACATGTCCCCAAAAGTAACATCAACAACGTTCTGAACCTCTGTTAATGCGGATGATATGTCGATTGCATTTTTTATTCCCCTGATCGCTCCGTACAGACCAAGATAAATCCCCATAGAGGACAAAATCTGTCTTGTGAATGACTTGAGTCCGATCAATGCTTTCCCTGTGGATGTCTTAAATCCAAGGAAAGAACCGGAAAGACTACTGATGCTGGTATTTAACCCAGAAATTGCGCCACCAGACCTGTTGGAAAGATTGCCGAGTGCCTGCGTCATCTGAATGATATTCGAAGATACATTTGGCGCTTTTGAAAGCGTCTCAAACAGGTATTTGAGGTTGTCAGCAAGCAAAGGTATATTAGTCACCGCGCGACCGCTTGCAACGCTTCCAAGCCTTGATATGGACGTTACAAGATTGCTCATATTGGTCATATCAAAATTCAATGCACCTATCTTGTTCATCTGGCGTACAAAGTTTTGTAACTGCGCAGATAAAGCCGGCAGATTCTTTGTCGCCTGTGTAGATGCCTTGCCACCAATTTTTGACAGCGCCGACACCATGCTTGTGAGTCCGCTTGTATCAACAGCCTTAACACTTGCTATTCCAGATGCAAGATCTCTCACAGCAGAAGATATTCCGTGGATAGAATTTGCATCAACACCAGAAAATTTATTGAGGGCCCGCACCATTGATGTGATTTCCGAAGATTTACCACCTTTGAACCCGGTAGCTGCATCGGAAATGCTTCTGATTCCGCTTGCAATATTTGAAAGTTTTGCAGTGTCAAACGATATGCTTTCCCGGAGCCTATTCATGCTGTTTACAAGGCTTTCTATGGAATTACTTGCTTTTGCAGAGTCAGCTTTGATTTTTATTTGTAATTCATCAATGTCTGCCATATATGCACCAACTTTCTATGCAAAATAAAAAGACGGTAGGCTGTGACACCTTACCGTCCTTGATCTACTCTTTTAATTTTTCTCTTGTAACCGGTCCGCATTTCTTATCTACTGTAATTCCGACTTTTTTCTGGAATGTTCCAATACCGGTCGCCGTATCATTTCCAAGAATACCGTCCACATTACTGTTTCCCTTTTTATCTTTTTCATCCAGGCATCCGTGATAAATAAGCTCCGTCTGAAGCCATCTCACATCATCCCCTCTCATGCAAGGGAATTTTTTCTTTAAAATCCTTGCAGGTTCCGGGTATGGGTTTAAATGATCTTTTACATTTTTTCTAGGGTTTCCGCTTGTCACAATCGCTGTATGACCTTTTGTTTTTGTGACAATAACATCTCCGTTGTAAAGAACCATTCCTGCCGCATAACCTCCAATGTCATCAAACATGCCACTAGAAAGAAGTACAGATTTTTCATTTGCTGTGGTGAAATTTCCAACATCTTTTCCAGTTGCATGAATAATGCATGCACGTACCGTTGTGCCGCAATCTGCTTCTGTTTTTACTTTTGAATTAATACCATATTTGACAATTCCAAGCCGGTGTCCCTGACAGTAGCCAATATTATCATTATTGCACGCTGTAATCATTGATTCTGCCAGTTTATCCGCCATATCTTTTGTTTTTGGCCTTAACACATACCATCCTTTTTTATGAACATAAAAGTTTTGCATACTTACTTCTGTTCCGGTCTGATCTCCCGGTCTCCCACCGGTCAATTTCCCATTTTCATCATGTCTTGCAGATCCAATTCTAATTGACATATTTATACCTCCAAGTTCTTTTCTGGTTTTGGATGGCTCAACTCATAGTTTGACTGCATAATTTTGAGCTTTGCCACAAATAGCTCTCTCTGTTTCTTAATTTCTTCTTCCGTCATTTCCGAATCATATTTTCCTTGCTGTTCATTGATTGGTTTTTCAATATACTTTGATTTTGCTTTCCGACCGGCAAGGCAATGTTCTACTGCCACCGATACCGCAGACAATCCGTATGTTCCAAACCACATCCACATCTCATTGTCTCTTTGCTTTTTATCTAAGTTGTAAGCATCCGCATAAGGCTGTAAATCAGCCGGGCAGGACGTGTCTATGTCACGCACGGTAAATCCATACCCTTTTGTAACTAAAAGCCAGAATGGGCGGATTTCCGCACAATATGTTCCCCATGTAAGTTCTCTCTGTTCTTCTACTTTTTCCTCGGAGTTTTCTTCTCCGCTTCTTTCTGATCTGCTTTGAGCAGTTTTGATAAAAAACCGTTTTCAAGCAGCTCCGCTAAAAGTGCATTGTAAAGTACCTGAACATCTGCATCTTCTCCGTCAAAGTAATCATCCAGCATGGCATATACTTTTCCAAGCTGCTGTTCCTTTTCTCCCTCATTGTCCGGATTGTATCCAAGTTCCTCTTTGTGAAACTTCTGCGCGCCTACAAGGATTAACTCTGGAAGAAATAAAAGGATTTCGTCAACCGCTTCGATATCTTCCATCTGGTCTAATTTTGCTACTTTCTTGATAATTCCGCTTTTCACGGTTGCTTCATATCCAAACTTGATCTGTAATTCTTTCTCGCCAAATTTTAATTTTGTCATTTTCTTTCCCTTTCTCCCTCTCATATAGGGAAAGGGCAGTCCGAAGACCGCCCTGTTCTTTTAAATTGTTTCTTCAAGCTCTGGCTCGGTTGTCTGGTTATCGTCAGCCGATCCAACCGAACTATTCGACTGACGTGTTATTCCCCCGGTGTAAAAGCTACAGCGGTGTCCATGCCCTTGTATTCTTCAATGGTAAGATTCATTTCAACCGTCAAAAGTTCGTTCTGACCAATCTCCGGCTGTGGAATCTGCTCTGGCGGCTGAGCCACAACAAAAAACGCTTCGGTAAATCCCGGGATAATAGTTTCAAACCACATTCTTTTCCCGCCGGAAAGCGCCTTATACGCCGTGATAAGTGCTTCCCACTCTTCCTTTGTGGCATCCGTAAGGTTTACCGTGATAGGGAAAGAGCCACCGGTATCTGCGCGACCCTTTACATATCTGGTAATAGCATCTTCTAATGCAGATGCGTCAATCTGTTCCGGCTCAATGTTAATACCGCCGATTGCGTTAATTCTTGTAAGCTGTTTAAACGATGTAGGCTTTGTTCCGGCTGTCGCTTCTGTGCCATAGCCAAACGTAATTCCTAACGTAGACAATCCTGCTTCTGCCATTTTTACCTCTCTTTCTACCGCCAAATAATGCGGTTATCGGGCGCATCTTTTTGCACCCGGTGCATAAAAAATAGAGCCTTTCGGCTCTTTTACATCAATCTGTCGTTGGCTCCGATTATCCGCCGGAACCTTGCAACGCTTCTAAATTTTTTTTCACTGTCATTTTTAAACTCCGGCATTGCTGTAATTTGAAATCGCATCTGTTTAAAGGCATCAGCTAAAATAGCCATAATCCCTTTTGCATCGCTCTGCTTTGTGTTTGTAATGACGTCAACCTGTATTGTTTCCTGCACCGCATTTACGGATGTGCCCTCTAAATCTGCCCCACGTTCAAGCCCCGGCATCTCATGGATGTAAATAGTCGGGAAAACAGGGTCTTTATCAAGGTTCTTTTCAACCGTTGTAAATGCAGTGTCAAAATTCATGCTTTTGTATTTTTTCTTGAGTTTTGGTTTGGCTATCGTTGCAACATTGGAGAAAATGTTTGTTTCAAGATCATATACCCACTGGTTGTCTGCCATTATCCAAACACCTCCTTCGCTGTCTGTGTAACAATCTGCCGCAACTCATTCGCGGTCAGATACATGAATGGTCGGCTTGGCATTCCCTCTGTAAACCACCAATCGCCATTGTCGTCCTGATAAAACCATCCATATCTTCCATCTGAAATCTGATGTATAGTTTTTCCACTTGCGTACTGCCACGAAACACCCTCCGGCAGTTTCCCATGATAAGGACTTTGCTGTCCCACAATTCCGGTTCCAAACTCAACAAATGCGGCATGGTCTGTACCGGCTATTACCACCCATATCCCTCCGCCCTTAGTGCTCCCTTCATATTCCGCATGAATACTGGAAATCAGTTCCGATGTGAATATTGCGTCAAGGTCAGCAATTTGCACTCTGGCAATCTCTACGCCCTTTTCCGCGAGTTTTTCTGCCAATAGCTGACACTTATATGTCAAGCTGTTTTGATAGGCTCTAAGCTCTCGTATGGCGTTCTGAACAGACTTTTCAGACAGGCTCATTGTGATTACTTTCTTTCCCATTCAGCACCTACTTCACATTTTTTTGCAATAAAAACAAATCAACCGTCAATCCTTCGTCTGCGACACCTTTTACGATGTAATCAGCCGAATTTTCATCAACGATTGTATTCTCTTCATCTTTGTACCTTACATCTGACCGTTTCCATACCAAAGAGCCGACGTTCAATGGAAGTTTCCCTTTATCCTCGACAATCTGAACAAAGTTTGTTGAATTGTCAACGCCAAACTCTTTTATAAGTGCTTCACTCAACTTATTGCTGATTGAAGAATAAAAAACCACAGGCTTCTCATAACCTGTGGTATACTCTCCGGTTGTTTTCGGTATTTTGTTTCCATCCTCATCAAGGTAATAAATTACATTTCCATCAGAGTCGGTATATGACGAATATTCAATGTTTCCATCCTCATCCGTCACATACACCGGAACCTTGCCGATCTGTAGCGAATAATTCATTTTTTGCTTGTTAATTTCAAGCATTTCACTTCACATCCTTGCCGAACCGCTTCCACAGCTCAGAAAGCTTTTCCCAGCCATACATCGCGACAAACGCAACAATAAATCCTGCAATAATAGCTGCCAAGATCATATACCATAAAATTGATGTCTGGATGTACTGCATGTATGCCACAAACGCAGCGACCGTGATTCCGATAGAAAGAACAAATACCAAAATGTCCGTTGGAATCTTAGAAAATACGCCTACACCTTTGATTACCTGTGTTACCACAGACACAACAAATGCCAGCGCACCAATGATTGCCAGAATAATTGTCATGTTAGCAATTACCGACTGTATAATATCCATGATTAAACCTCCTTTTCATCATTAAGACGGGTTTCTATTCCGTCAATTCTGTGATGAGCCGATTTCACACTTTCCTCCACCTTTATGATCCTGTTGTCATGAGAATTGATTTCTTTTCGCATCTCTGAAACTTCATTTTTGATCTCGGTCGTGTTGTTTGAAATGGCATCCAACTTCATGTTAATGCGTGTGTTCTCCCTCACGCGTTCTTCAAGATCCGTGTTGTCTGTCCTTTTGTTGCTCTTCAAGCCCATAAAGACGGAAAAACCAAGCGACAGCACGCTTATAATGATTGCTGTTGATATTTCAATCGTCAAATCATATACCGCCTTTCATTTTTATGGCACACCGCCCACCACCGCTCAATGTGTGCCGCCTGCTACGTTTTGCCGACGTCGGCAAAACGTAACGCACAATCTTCTAACCAGATGGAATCCCATACGGTTATAATGCTTTTACAAACGGAAATACTCCAACAAACAAGCTTTCCCGGTCTTTCCAGCTACGGCTTACGCCGTTCTCTGAATAGCTTTCCATATAGGCTTCTCCTGCCTGTGAATGGTCGTACACGACTAAATTGACGATTACATCCTCAAACTTTTTCAAGTCCTCGGATATTTTTTCATCCGTGTAGCTTTCCGGGTAATTCCGCTTGCTTACCACTTCATTTCTTGCCTGCTTGATAAGCTGTTCAATGTAAGGATTATCTTCTTTCTGGTCGAACACGACAACATCAGAAGTAACACCATCTTCATCCGTAACGGTTTCAATATGAAATTGTTTCAGCCTGATTTTTACCTGCTCTAATGTTGTATATTCGTCCATTCTTCCCCACCTACAATCCGAACTGCTCGATCAAAATGCGTTTCAGTTCCGCTCCACTGATTTCTTCTGCACCATCGATCCCATGTTCAGCGGCAAGTGACTGTAAATCAGCAGTGCTCATTCTGTTAATCTCTGTCTTGGTGTACTCGCCAGAAGATTTCTCTCCCGGAACAATGTCCGGGATTTCATCTCCTGCTTTATACCATCTTCCATTGCGTTTTACCGTGTATTCAGCAATCATACCGCACCTCCTACGCAACTTTCATGACAACAACGCTGTCCATGCCCTCAAAAGTAGGCAATCCGATCATTGACACAACGCAATGAGTGTTGATCGGATGATTTGTTGCGTATGTATACACCGAAATACCGGTTTCTACAATAGAAAGGTTTCCGTCTGTTAAACTTCCGCTTCTCTCTTCCGGTGTCTTTCCAAAGACATAATCTCCAAGGTACACGCCGGATGCCTGCGCTGAAATAACTCCTGTAGGAATAAAATATTTGGTGGCACCGTCTGCCGGGTCGATGTAAAGTTTGTCGTAAACTTCAATCTCGATGCCGTATCCTCTAAGATACTCTGTAACCTGCCCCTGCTGTAAACGAATACCTCCATTGTAAGCAGTAATTCCAAGCACCTGTTTCTTTGTGTCTTCTGCCTTAAGAACCATCTCCCACGTTTCTGTATTCATGCTAAAACGTGCAAGGGAATATCCGGTTTTCTTTGCAAACTCACGTTTAATCTCGATAAGGTCATCAAGTGGCGTTGCTGTTTCGGATGCAGACCATTTATCGGTATCGCTTCCAGAAATATCCTTGTAATGGTCTCTCTTGTGCGATACTCCATTATCGGAAGTATAATCAACATAGTAGCTCTTGCCACCAATTGTTACCTGTACTCTTGGAATACCATCAGATGGTGCTAATAACTGCCAAATCTGGCGTTCCGGCACTACTCTTGCTCCTTCAATAAGCATCATCGGTTTTTTGCTGATTTCTCTAAGCACCTGGTTTGCCATGTTGGAATTTTCTGCCGACTGGTAATTTGCATACTCCTGCTCTTCACGCTCTGTTACCATGTAAGATTCACGGTAGAACGGCATCTCGTTCTGAATATCCGAAAATCCACCGACATCTCTTAACTCTGCCTGCGCATCAAAATTGGATGCCTTTAAGGATACCGGAAGACCGTTTTTCCCTTTGATAAATCTAAGTTCAAGGCTGTCCTGTTTTCTGGTTCCAAATTTCTGTCTACCTAAGTAAGGTGCAGAACCAAGCGTTTTTTCATAATTATTCCACATAACCCCAAGACTTCTTGCGGTAAATGCTTCTGCTAATGGTAATGCCATTCTCTAATACCTCCATTTTTTAATCAAAAAAAGTAACACGCGGTGTTGCTGCTTTTGCAGTTGCTTCCACTGTCACTCCGTTCGCTGTTACCTTTGCGCTGTCAATAGAACCCTGATATACATAAGTTCCAGGCGCATCTCCCATTGTTACGTCAACATCTTCCAGAAGATACCCTTTGCAAGATTCGTCATTGCTTGGGAACGGTGTCCCTGCCTTTGCAATCTTCTTTCCGTTTGCATCGGCACTTGACACCATTGTCTGCGGAACGATACACGCCGCACCCTCATAAGGAAAGAATTTTAAAATTCCTTTACTCTGTGTAAAGTCTCTTTCAATCGGTTTTCCCATAATTTACCTCCTATAAAACATAATGGTCTTTGGCTTCTGCACTTTCTGCAGGTTTGCCAAAACTGATTTTTTCTGCGTTCTCTACGTCCGCAGTTTTTTTATTTTCTCCACCTGCAGTACCGCCGCCCGGATTTTCAGAATTATTTGCAATCTCCTGTTCCTTTGCCTGCGCTGCCGCGGTTTCCTTTTCGGCTGTAATCTTTCCAAGAGCGTCATAATCAAGGCTTCCATTATCCTTGACAACGGATTTTGCCTGCTCTGCATTGATTTTTAACTTTTCCATCAATGCTTCGCGCTGGTCTCTAATGGCGTTTTTCTTCTGCATATCTGCAATCTGCTGATTTGCTGTCTCTAACGCCTTGTTTGCTTTTTCAAGTTCCGTGAGGTTTCCTGCTTCCATTTCATCCAGCTTTTTCTGCAACTCATCTGCGCTGTCTGCCTTTGCCTTAAGCTCTGCTGCTTTTGCCTGTTCTCTCTGTACGGCACTGCCGTAATCAGCAATGATTTTCTCAACATTTTCCTCACTGATACCCATTGCAATTAACTCTTCTCTTTTCATTGATTACCTCCGATATGTCTTTACGAATTTTTGCGGTGCAACGACACCGAATGACACTGTTGATTTTTACGCTCACAACTTTGCGAATTTTTATAAAATAAAAACAGCCACCGATTACTCGGTAGCTGTCTTATTTTGCTGTTTATTTAATTGGTTTACAATTTCCTGTGCTTTTTGTTCCTGCTCTTCTGCATCATCAATGGTTTTCCACAACGCATCTATATATGGCTTAGACAAGAGGAATGTCTTTTCAGCATCTCCCCAAAGCCCCACCGTTTTAATGGCAATAAGAGGATGTATGCCGCACTCTAAAAGCTGATATAGTGTTTGCGACTTTGTATACATATTGTCTTGCGGGCTATGATTGATTTGCACATCAAAATCCCTCATTGACAATTTCAAATCCTTGTCCTTAACGCGTATTACATTTAAGACAACTTTTGCAAGTCTCTTCTCTGCCGATTTCACAATTGGGTCTTTTAATTTTGCTCTTGTCTTTGAAAAATCCCATCCAGCCCTTAATGATACTGCTCCTTGTGTATCTCCTCCAGAGTTTTGGGACTCTCTGTTTGGTATTGCTAATATTGCCAAGGCATTGTCCCACAAATCATCTTTTGCCACCTGACACTGGCTCTGATTTAGTTCCTGCGTCATAATCTCAACATCGGCTTTGTTATCCTTGTTATTGGACTTTACCGTCAAAGCATGGCTCATTTTCATCTCTTCAAACGTTTTTGGGTCGATTTCACAGTTCACAAACTTAACCCAGTACTGAACAAACTGCTCAATTCCATCCATTCTGTTTGACTGCATATTGTTTATGGCATCCAAAATACCTATGACAAGCTCAATATCAGAAATTCTCTCATGATTATTTGGAAACTCAACAATAGGTATACTTCCAAATGCGTGCAATTTCCATTCAGAAACTACTCCATTTTGAATTTTGCATGAATAATTGTCTGTATAGCACAGTTTGTACCATCTTCCATCTTCGTCCTTAAGCTCCTGTACGGCAATCACCGGTTCTTCCGTACTCCGATTATAAATAACACAAGTATTCATCGGAGTAGGGGCAACAATTTGAAATGGTATTTCTCCATTTGCAAATCTTACCGCCTTAAAAGATGTTCCGGTTGCTGACTGCCACTCTCCTGCTTTAATGTCTTTTTCCTGTTTATTCGCATCCACAAGATAGTCATTCAGCGCATCCACTGCCCGATTAATTTCATCATCATCTTTTCGACTGATAAACTGTATTGGCTCGCCATATGTCTGTCCTACTTTGAACTGAACAATCTCATACGCATGATTTTCTACTATTTTGTTTGTAATATCAGCATTTTGCACCTTTACACGGTATAAAACAGGCTGGTCACCTTTGTAATATCGCCAAAGATATTCTATGATGGTTTTGTTGTAATAAAAATTTCCGATGCAGTCTCCCACCACATTGACAATATTATCTGCTGTGATGGTTTCAACATCTGTATATAAAATTTTTCTACCATAACAGCCTTTAACAAGGTCTTGGAGAGATTTGTCATTTCTCATTTTTTTCTCCTAAATAAAGGTCATTCCGCTGGATGTTGCACGAAACGGAAGAGATTTTAATTCCGTCTTCTCATTCTCCGGATAAAATACCACTTTTTTGTGACATTTCCTACATTCCACAGAAATGTTCATTGTTGAACGCCCATCGTGCGTGGCAACTTTTCTTCCACACCGCGGGCAATATATTTTTTTTGGTGTATATCCCATAAAATCCTCTTTTCTTTGCAAAAGAAAAAGCACCGGAGATTTCTCTACGATGCTTTTATAAATTGGGGGAGGTGAAGTATTCAACTTTTGTTGCTTTCTTCGATTATAACTATATCAGAAAAAAAACGGACATATCGGACAACTTTACTCTTTCATAAATCTATCGAACGCTTTTCTCACGCTGTCTTCTGTGTTATTGCCTCCTATTTGGTCGGCAACCTTATTCCAAGATTGATTTTCTAAAAATCTAAGGTTAATTATTCTTCTAATTCTGCTATCTTTTATATTTGCAATAAACTCTTCTACTTCATTTGTTTTTTCAAGAAGTTCGTTTTCCAAAATTTCGAGGGTGGTTTTTCTGGAATATAACAAGGTTTTTTTGTGCCTATATTCTGGCAATGGTATTCCTTCTATTTTAAAATGTTGGTTTCCACCATTTCCGCCAGAAACGCTATCAATAACCGTTCCTTCCTGCTCAATTTTTTCTATGTATTTTTCAAGCTTTTCAATTTTATTCCTTACTTCTTTTACTTCTTCTCTTAAATCTAAGTATTGATTTAAAATATCTTTGTTTACCATATCAATACCTCCTAAACGGATTTACTGCCGCTTCTACTTTGGCTACGTTATTTCCATTTGTCACTCTAAGCGCAAAGTTTGAAAATACATCCGGCACATCATCCAACTGCTTTTTACCGGATACTGAATATCTCTTAAGAAGAGACATCATTACTCCGTATGGCTCATTCGGCTTATATGATGATAGGTCTTTAAATATAACGTGCTGCAATATCCAGTTTGAGCACTGAAAAATCCTTGCTTCCTTATTTGTCTCCGTCGGTGTATCTGTGATATTGCATATCCATCCTTTGGCTTCCACTCGCTTGTTTACTTCCATTGCGACACGGTCCCCTCCGGCATTTCTCTCAAATTCACATTCCTGAACTTTGTTGTTTGTCAAAACATTTGCTGCATTTTCATACTGAACCTCATAATCTGCCGTGTTATCGCAAACACAATCCACGCAGTAGTAATCTTCTCCGTATTTTTGCAATACAGGCAGAACAAAATAGTCTGTTCCCTTTCCCTTTGTATCGCACTGGCCGGTTACAATCTCCGGCTCTCCATGCGGCAAATTAAGATACCGACGTATTTTATCTTCCGGAAACAGCAATCCCTCACGCTCAATCGGTTCCTGTTTGTAAAGGCATCTATATGATATGTCGTCCATCAATAATTGCTGGTCTTCAAAAAATTCTTTTGTAAAACCGGAGAACTCATATTCAAAGTTGCTTTCTCCTGTAACTGGGTCTACATCCGGTACCGCAATAACCTTTACTCTCGGATTACCCTCGTACATATTTTGTATGCGCCCTATGACGTCGTGTACGCTCCATCTTGTGGCAATATGTATTTCCTTGCAGTTCTTACCGTCCGTGTCCTGTATCTTTCTCTGTCTGGCATCTACAGCGTATTTATCCCACAATTTATCAAGGATAATGGGATTCATTGCTTCTTCAATACCGCCGATCATATCGTCAACCAGTAAAAACTTAGAAGCCCTTACTTTACCGGCATTCTTACTACCAACAGACGTACATTGTACGGATGGAAACGATTTGTACTTCCCGACATTAAACTGCTCCATCTTCGCATTTGTGCTTGTCACGGAAAGATTTGGGAAAATTTCATTCCATGTATATTCTTCTTCGTTTGTAACGATATCGTACACACCGTCATAGTACATTCTGGTAATATCACCGCTGTGTGAATAAAAGAGGCTGAAATCTCTCGGAAACCATCCGGCAACAAGAGCGTGAAACATTTTTTCAACCGTTGTTTTTCCTGCACCCGGGACAAGTGATACGCACAGGATGTCATATCTATCATCAATCATGCCTTGCAGCGCATCTATGAGTCCGATTTTTAAGAATTGCTTTCTTCTTGGCATGTAAAACCGCTCTTTAGGCTCTCTCTTCTTCTCCAAATACTGGAAAGCACTATCCACAACTTTGTTTTGCGCTTCTAAAAGCAAAATTCCGTAATATTTGTCCAGAATTTCATAAGATACCTTGTTTTGGAATGAATATTTCTCTAAATCCCATGGTGTGCCACCTGTAGATTGAAAAATAAACTGCTCCGTCAGTTCTTTTGCTCTGGCAGAAACCTTTAATCCATACTCAACATCTTTTTCTGTCAGAATGGCTACCCTTGCCGCTTCTTCCATGGCATCCATAACCTGTTCATCAACGCCATGCACCTGTATGTAATTTTCATATCCATTTACTGTGGAAATTAGGCTTGAACTTGCCAAAAGAAAAGCACCTCCGCAAAAAAGCAGAAGTGCTTTAAGACCTCTGCCAATAAATTTTGTTGGTCAGCGACTAACTCCATTTGTTAGCCGGTAATATTTTATTAGAATATTTTACCTGGTCTGTAAGGCTTCCCGTCCGGATCAAATAATGTTGAATTTAAAATCATATCTACACACCTTTTTCTTGCAAAAACACCAACCATCGAATAGCGGCACAGGGAGTCGAACCCTGTCAGATCAAACCATGCCAACCGCTTTCAAATCTGCAATTTCTAATCACGGAAGAGTTTTCTGTTTCCAATGATACCGCTTACCATCCATACATCTTCCATCGACCTGAACTATTGCAGTAGTGCCAGACTAAGTGAAGATAAGGATAAGCGCAGTGCGTAGGACTCGAACCTACAAGGCGAATAAACGCCCGACCGGATAGCAACCGGCTCCAATTCCAATTATGGGAACACTGCCGAATTTTCTTGTATCGCCAAGAAATAGGTAAAGAAACGGTGAGTACCTTTTTGCTGGGCTACGCTCACAGGTGGAATCGAACCACCATTCTGCACCATGCTCGCACCGAGGTAATCATGTTTAAGTGGGGAAGAGAGGAATTGAACCTCCAGTGTTTACCACTTGGGAACTGATTTACAGTCAGCCGCAACACCGCCAATCGTTGCCGCTTCCCCAAAACCGCCCTCAGACGGTTAGCAATCATATTTTTCGTGCCATGCGTTGCACTATCCTGTGTGATATCACAGAAAATAGGCTGGTGAGGATTTGCACCTCACATAACAACGACTTTCCACAACGGGTAACACCCTTAACAGGTTCCTTCATTGCCTTGTTGATTCAATGACTTGTTCCTAACCAAAGCGTGGTTGTCTTATGCTTAAGCGTCTACCTTTTCCGCCACAGCCTAATTGTATTTTTGACAGCTCAGGCACCGTGGGATAGGCACCCGAACTATCAAGTCTGACTGCTATATGGATTGCTTGTCAGCAAATTACGGAACGATCATCATTCATCACCATATAGTCTTACGCCTAATGCCGCGCTCCGCGGCAAATACCACCGGACGGTCTCGCACCGCCCTTAACAGAATCGTCCTAGTGGCGAAAGGAGAAATACGAACTTTTCGTATTCCGAGATAAGCTTTAAACCTATCTCTCAATCGGAACGGCAGGACTTGAACCTGCGGCTATCAATTCATTAGAGCATGGAAGAATGAAAAGATTGCTCTTTCCTCTGAGCTACGTTCCGTCACAGCGCGCATAGCGCGCCGCTTATGATAGTATTTTTGATCTTTTTATTTTGCCGACGTCCACTAACACCGAATAATTGCTTGCGCCGAGTTTTTTCTTGCAAAAACCGAATGCCAGTGGACTTAAGCTATACTGGATGCTCCGACTTCTCAGACTGGTGCTCAGCGTCACTATCCAGATCGAGCAAATCTCCGGTGCTGTCCGGTCCTTTTGATTTTGTTATATGTATTCTTTCCTCTGCACAAATGATAGGCAGCTGAAAGCAAATACCAAATATTGGACTATAAAACATTCTGTTACCTCCACATCAGAAACATGTTCAGCAACAGCAACATCACAAGTACCCATAATGCAATTGCTGTTTCTTTGTCTTTGGATTCTCTGCCAGATACAAATAGTATCAGCATAAAAATAACATCCAGCGTCGATATAATCGTTTTAATAATTACCATGGTTGTTTTCCTCTCACAAGTTTCTTTAGCAGGATTCGAACCTGCGAATACTGGAATCAAAATCCAGTGCCTTACCGCTTGGCGATAGCGCTATATTAACACTACTTTTCCGGCATGTAATAGACCATGTTATCAAATACAGTTATTCCCATACAAGGATCATTCATCTCAACGCATCTGATCGATATGTTTTTAGATACTGCAAACATTTCAGCCACCTGTTGTTTATCCATGTTTGTGCTAATAACTTGAAAAGCCGAAAATGCCTTGTGCATATCAGAGAATACTTCTTTTTCTCTACCTAAATTTGCATACGTCCCAATGGTAAACGTTTTTCCATCAACCATAGCAGTTATCATTCCATGATTTGCTGTGAATACCGCTCGGTCAAAATCAAGCGAAACGTCTTTGCTTTGTGATACTACTCTCATACTTTTCCATCCAATCTCTTTTTGTTTTTGAGGATATTTAAAGGACTTAGTAGCGCTGATTTTCTCAACCTATCAAACCCCCTCCCCCTCCATGCAGAATCATGCTTTGAACATTGATAAATTGTTTGAATTGTTCGTTCAATTCCATTCGTATTTTACAACTATTCGCAAAACCCTTGTTTTGCGTAATGTATCAACGATTTAATGCGCCTTAAGACCATTAAACACTGGGCTTTAAATTGTTTGAATTGTCTATTGCGTTTTTCTCGCTTTTTTCAACCAGAATTGTCGGAGTTGTTCGGCAATCCTATACAATTATTAGCCCCAAGACGTGGCAGTTCTTCGGCTGTCAGCGCTCTTGCTCTGGATCCCTGATCTCTAACGCCCGGCATATTGAAACCACAATACTTGTTGAGTGATGGCATGTAGTTCATTGGATTTCCTTTGCCGGAAACTTGTAAACCTACCAAACTTTCCTCACGCATTTCGTCAAGTTTTTTGCAAATGTCGGAACCTGAAGAGCCTAGCTGCACGCCGTTAACCCATCCGTTTAACGTGTCTCTGTGTATTCCGGTAAAGAATGTAAACCCAACAATATTCACTACTTTCTCGTAGTCATTACACAGGTCTATATATATATCTAATACCTCGTTAACCTTATCTGTATCATAGGCATTATTAATATTATTATCATCCTTTAGGTACTTTGGATTAACTTTAAATACATTCTCATAGACATATTTACAACAGTTATACCATCTGTTCTGCGATACTTTGCATAAATCCTCTATATGTCTCTCTTCCATCCAGAGATTTATATACATGTCAATATCACTTTTAAAAACATCAACGGTATTATTATTTATTTCCTGCATTTCAACTGCTGACATGTTATATATCTCCTCTCTCCAGTACTGGAATACTTAAAATAAAAAATGCAACTGATACAATCAGATCATGATGATCTCGACTGTACCGGCTGCATGAAGTCCGTTTCTTTCGGGACCTCGACAAATCTATTTAACTCTGCCCGTTGCCCGAATGCGTTTTTAATTTAATAAAACAATATCATTCTATCATTTTCTTGTCAAGATATATTTTAAAATTAAATTTTAAGCCTGTATATTATATATATTATTTATATAAATATACTGCCTTATTTATAATATATATTTTTAATATTACAAGAGAGAATATAATCTTTCTCTAACTCTAGTGTCTTACTCTACGTTGCAAAAATGTTGCAATTTGTTGCAGAGGTGTTGCATTGCAACAAAACTAATACTATTCTATCATTTTACATTGTCCGTAATAAAATTATCATTCTTGAAATTTTGTGAAAATTTAACAAAGATTTTCTACGTTTTAAACAAAAAAAGACAGCTATATTTCAAGCCGTCAAAATTTTTTAACCAGTGCCGCCAGATATTCCTTTTTCAAGAAAAACCTGTTTATTTTATCCGGTGCATCGTGATTTTCTTTTATGAAATTTTCAGCGGCTTTTCTTACCGCTGCCGCATCCGCCTTATTAATATAAAGTCCTAAATTATGATTTTTACCGGAAAATTTAATCTGTGCACACCATTTGTCACTCTTTTTATAATAATAAACGCCCTTTATACCGGATGAATTGTTTTTATTATCCGGGGCGTTGTATGAATTTAAGCAACTACCTTTTTCGTGTACAAGTTTATCCCTTGCGATGCCGATCGACTCCGCGGCGCGTTCACGCTGGAGACAACCGCATGACTGTACATAGCCGCCAGTTAAACGTGACGTGATATAAAAACACTCATTGCCACATGAACAGGCGCACCGCCATAATGTGCGCCCGTTCATGTCCTTACCGACTTTTTCAACGACCTTAAGGCGACCGGTTTCGAACCCTTTCAAATCAACCTTTTTCATTTTTTTATCTCTCATTTTCAAGACGTGCCGCAATGTATTCCAGCACTTCTTTCTTTATCTCCGCCCACTCTTTACCGTCGATATAAATATACTTATCGCAGTTCTCACCGGAACCCGTCGGGGAATGATCTGAAATTCTCACGTCGAAGCTGTCAAGATAATCGCCGTTCTCGTCCTGAATTTCGACATTGATATAATTGCTCATGCCGTAACATCTGGATGCTTCATGATAACAGGACACATTTTTAAATTTATTTTCAATCTGTCCCGGCAATGCCTCACATCTTTTTTCAAGGTATGATCTGCATGTCTGGTATCTGTTTTTTAACGTATCAATGTCAAATCTCATATCCGTTCCCTCCTGCGTACTGGTTCATTGCCTTTCGATAAGATTATAATAGACTATTATCATGTATTTGTCAATAGTCTATTTTCATGTATTTATATTTTTTATAATATCAGTTATTCTTTTATCTATTCTACATGATAAAACAAAAAAATTCTCCTTGCAATTTTTATCCCTTGTACTGTTATACAGGTTTACTCCTTTCTGCTGCAAGCAAGCTATATAATAATCTTCGGCGCAAAGTCTTTCTTCACTTTTACATTGCCCGGGAATTTCTAATAATTCAATAATTTCAATTTTAAAATTATTGTCATAATCTTCCTGAATGTCTTTACAGTAATGATTTCCAGCTTTTAATAAATTCACATGTGCTTTTGCTCTTTTTCTCAAGTTCTCTGTTTCTCCAATGTAAATTCTTCCATTATCTTTATTTATTATGGCATATATACCACCATTTCTATTTTCTGGATAAACAATATTCTTTTTCAAACAATCACCCTCTTTTATATTCCATGATGTCCCCTGGTTGACAATTTAAAAGTTTGCATAAATTACATATAACTTCGCAAGTCACATTTTCATTCTTTGTCAATTTTGCCACAGTGTTAGAATGTATTCCATTATTTTTTAACCACTGCTTATTAAGTTCCTTCTTATCCATAATCTGCCACAGCCTAGAAAAGTCTATTCTTCCATTATCTCCATAGTTAGCCATCTTTACACCTCTTTTCTTTTTATATATGATAATAGATTTTTCATATCATGTCAACGTCTATTTTCATGTATCATGTTGCACAACAAACCATTGTTTTATTCCGTCTATTATTGTGTATTTTGTCAATTGCTATTTAGTCTATTATCGTGTATTATAATCTCAACAGGAAAACAAAGAACACAAAAACAGGAGGGAACGATCGTGAAAGTTAAAATTAAATTAAGTCGAAACGGCGGAATCTGCCGCCGTCTGCAGGAACTGCCCTACCTGCACCGATGAGACAGGGCATAAAACGAAAGGATGGTTGATTTTATGAAGATGATGACACTTGAAGAAGCGAAAGAATACACACGCCAAAAGTTGGCACCGTATTACAGCAACGAGCGAATCGAGAACGTTGTAAAACAGTATGTTTCCGTTGTCCGCCCAGGCGTTGTATTAGTTGAAAATAAAAATGTTGGACTTGTGGAACTGTATCTATAGGAAAATGAAAGGATGGTTGATTTTATGAAAAAAACTGAACTTATGAAAGAATTTCAAGAGCTCGAAGAAGAAAAACAGGTGCATATTGACGGTATTGTCTGTAATAGTAAGAAAAGCGAAATCCAAAACGCTATAGAATGTTTAAAATGCCCGGATGAACTGTTAGACAAATATTTGACAGTTGTAAGTCTGAAATATGAGAATACCGGGCGCGTGATTGCTGAAAATGGAGATTTTAAGCACCACAGCCACAACCGGCTCTATGTATTTAATACAGCACGGCAGATTTTAGCAAGTTAGGCAAGCGGCGGCGTTTACCGGGGTTCGATTCCCCGGCTTGCTTTTACCCCAAAATTTGAATATGGAGGAATTGAAGTATGAGAAAATTATTTTTATTAAAAAAAGGCAGAATGAACTTTTATGCATGCCTGTATGGCTGTGGCATGTATACAATCGACCGAATTACAAAAGGATTCGGTGGAATTGTGACAACATTTGAAACACTGGAAGAGCTTGAAAAATATGCTGCTGAAAACGGATATAAAAAAGCATAATAACCGCCGCAGAGGATGCACGCCGGAACCACTGCCGGCGGCGGTTTTTACCCAAAAGGGATTTTACTTTAAGGAGGATCTATAAATGACACAATTAGAAAATTTGAAAAACCAGATCAAGGAATTAGAAAAATCATGTGATGAAGTGCGTGATAGAATTAAAAACGAGAACCTGCCGTTTTTAAACATTTATGAAAACAGAGCTGCATTTTTTATCAACAAAATAGAAATCCGAAACGTGACAAATCAGGGAATCCGGGTTTGTATTGTTTTTGAAGATGAAAAAGAGCTTGCAATCGCGATTACTGATTATGCAGAGAATATAGCGTTTTAAGCCGGGATCGTCCCGGCTTTTTCCAGTGTCCGGATATATTGCAGCTTGACAAGATACACGCTTGGTCATATAATGCGCTTAAATGAACACGTATAAGCCATTTTAAGGCTTGTGCAAGGCTATGCAGTGCTTTTTATACTCACGGTATAAAACCGCCTGTAAATCGCTTTTACGACGTTGCAAGCCTGTAAACACTGTGTTTATCTTGCCGCGTTGGCATCCGGCAGCATGTCAGACAATGCCGGCCTGCTGATCACAGCGATGTGCACTATCCCGGCAGCCCGCCGGGGTGTGAAAATTCTGATTTCTGATCTCAAAATCGAGCCGTTTTCCAAGAAGAAAAAATTCAAAAGTTGAAAAATGAGATTCCAACTGCGAAAAGACAATATGCACAGTAAATTATTATGCGTCATTTCACAACTTGTGAAATTTGACTAATTCGCTCTCTTCTCTTTCTCTGGCTATCGGTCTGTTTCTGTTTTTTCTGTGATTTTGTTGTTCTTGTTCCCATTCGAAAATTCCTCGTTTACTTTCTGGTTGCGTGATTTGTAATTTACAATCTTTACATCTGTGTTCAATTCATCCGGTATCTTCCCGACGATCAACACTGTATGCGGTTGCAGCCTGTCTGTCATTACTTTGAATCCCTCGCAAAACTCAATCCGAGCTGCCTTTGCCCGCACTCTTCCATTTGTGCAGACAGCAATCACACCTCCCTTACTGTACCCGGCAAAGCAAAGATCATAATTGTCTTTGTCCGGGATGCCTACGGACGGTATAACACGGATCCCGTTCAGAAACATGTAATGTGCAAGTGCATGGTTCCGGTACACGTTATACAGGTTCAATGCAAACGGCATACCACAATCGCCAGTAGCAATACTGAAATCCGGCATACAGACCGAGTGGAAACACTTCAAGTGCTCCAGGTATTTATCCGGGTTATTCCACAGCCTTTGAAACTTTGAATCGTCAATATAGAAATTCACATTTAATTTTCTATGCCCTTTTATCTTTTGTGAAAAGCTCTCTCCAAAATCTATGGAGTCCTCCGGCAAATAATCCAAGCTGCATGCCTGGACAATCGGGATCTGATATTTTTCATCAAGCTCCGCTCCATAGATCATATATTCTTTCATAACATCAAAAGATGTATGACATCCATTGTACAATACTATCACCCCAAAAACATTTTACTATTTTTCTTCTTGACAAACAACTTCTTTTGTGAAAAGCAAAGAACGTGCGGCGTAATCACTTCTGCTTAGTTCATTTATCAGCTTTTCCCTTGTCATTTCCGGGTTTGTTCTGTGAATATACCGCAGCAATTCATCTATTTTGTCCACTATGCTGCCCTCCAATCAATGTTTGACATCAGATCATCCAAAAGATAGATCAAATCAGTACCGTACAGGCTGATCCAGTCCGCAAGATACTCTTCCTGCTCAATCGGCATATGAATGTTATAGGAAAAGCAAAAACAATGACAAAGTTCATGAGCCAGTATTTTGCGCAAATAGCCATTTTTCGGTTTATCTGAAACATATATAGCCCTGTTGTTCCAATCTGTCACAGCAAGGCTGATAGAGCCATCAGATCGCATCAGCTTACTGCTTGCACCGCGGACAAATTTTATTTCCCATTCAATACCATTTATCACAAACATATTTTACCTCCAAAAAAAGAAACCACCAGCCAAATATCAGCCAGTGATTTCTAAATTTAAAGTTATTCTTCTTGCTCTTCAATCAACAAATAATTAATGTACCTTGTTGCTGTTCCAGCAAGTTCTTTGCTGTAGTCTAGCAAGTCCATCTTGTACTCCGGTTTATGCCCATATGTGACTGTATAGAACTTTTCCACAAGTTCTAAGTTATGTAAGTCAGACAATTCCACAAGAATTTTGTGATATAAAAATTTTCTCGTCCATCCGAACCGGTCACAGATAATTTTGAGTTTCCAGTTATTTTTATTAAACCATTTACCACTCTCTATCTTTTTTACGATGCTCCAGCGTGCAAACGGGTCTTTCTCCGTAATTTCAGCCTGCGGATTTTTCAGAGCCTGTTCCATGTCGTGGAAGCGATTGATGTATTGAGCTGTGAAAGCCGTTCCTTTTACTCCGGTCAACTTGTGGGCGATAAATTCGCAACCTTTCTTGGTAATGTCAAAACATAGGCGTTCTTTCCCTTGCTCGTCCTTATAGGTGTTTTCTCTGAAGAAATCAGCCACATCAATTTTGATTTTACCTGTAATATTGTTTTGTTCCATCTGTTTACAGTACCTTTTGATATCTCGTAACATGTTTGCGTGTGTCTTTTCGACCATTTCCGCAACTTCCATGCTGGTTAGAGTTTGCTCTAATTGTTTCATCTGAATATCGTTCATCAGCAAATCCCCCATTTCTGTTTAAATGAAAGTATCGTGTTCAAAATAAACTGCAAAAATTTTTCGTCCTGTATGTTCTGAATTTCTGTAATTAACTGTTCTTTCATCTTGTACCGCCTTTCTTGTCAGATGCAAGGTTACTTGTAAAAATCCAGACACATCTTAAAAAGTGTTCGCTAAGTAAATTCAGATTTTTGGTAATTGCTTCAATATAAAATTCTTTCATTATCTTGCACCGCCTTTCTTTACAAGGCGGTAAATACCGTCGTGATCTATTACGTCCTCATCATTCAAATCTGCCATAAATATTACAACGCCGCGCAACAATTTTTCGTTATCACATCGGATTGCAAGCCGAGAAAGCAACGATCTGTACTGCTCAATTTGGCTCGGTAAATAAGTTCCATCCTTTTTTATGATTTCATTTCTGAAAATGTCCTTAAGAATTTCGCTGGCAATATCAAAATCATCGAATTCGTTCGGCAGTCCTAGCAAATTCATGGCTGATGTTACCACTTTGCGAAAACCAATCGGAGAAAAATTATCAATGTCCGTTTCGGTACTCCAACCACGGTTATACTTCATCCTCTCGATTTCCACAACATGATTCACTTTCTCCATCAGCGCGTCACTATTAAGTATCGTTCTTACAATTTCTTCAATGCTTCTCATAGATTTTTCCTCCCTTTCAATTTTTTCTTGAAAAGAGATACTCTCTATGATAAAATATTTCACAGAGAGTTATCTCGGTTTTAGGGCAGTTGCATGACCGTCAAATCATTTGCAACTGCTCTTTTTGTTTAACTGCTGATTTCTTCATCAACCTTGTTGTCAAGCCACTCTTTTTTAGTCATTCCTTTTTCAAAAAGTTTTTCTTCTAACTTTTCAAACTTCTCCCTGTCAAGCTCAACACTAAAATTTCTTGTCTTTTCTCTACGTTGTTTCATATAATCAGCTCTGCTCTTGGGTGCGATTTTAACCACCTCCTTGTTACGAGTTACATTATATAATGTTACATGTAACAAGTCAATACCTTTTTGAAAAATTTCCAAATCCACAAATCACTAGCTGATATTCAGTTGTCAATGTTCAAACAAACAGGGGCATTTCTGCCCCTGTCATTACATTTTGGAAACAAGCGTTGACAGCTTGCTCTTTGTCATTGTGCGCTCTTCCGGTGTCATGTCGGAGATAAGCTCCGCCATATCCTCCGAAAGCTCTTTCATGTATCTTTCAAGATCATGCATCTTTGCATCCTTGTCTTCTGGCGTATTGCCTTTGTGAAGCTCTTTGCTTTCCATGTAGCTTCTGCGGCTCATTCCGCTTTTGCCCTCTCTGCGATCACGCATACCGCCATCTGCCGCAATTGTAGGCTCTGTGTAATACATTCTGCCGGAAGAACGATCCATATCACGGTCGTGTTCCATTTCCCGGTACATTTCCGGTGTCATGTGCCAGTACGGAGGTTCGTCATATCCTCTCCGCGTTCCTCTTCCCTTTGGCGCAAATCTGCCGTTTGCATACCGGTAACGATCATAATACCGTCTGCCGTCTCCGTAACGCTCAAACATATCAAGAACCTGCTCTGGTTCTGCTTCGTCCATTGATTTTGTAAGCGTCCGGTAATACATGGCTTCCGCAAGGTCTTTAAGCATGTCCGTGACTTTTCCCATCTCTTCTGTATCTACACATTCGATACCTTTTGCAAACTCACACTCTGCGCTTTCAGACAGTTTTTCAATCATTTCGTGCATTCTCTTAATATCCATAAAACCGCCCTCCTTACGCTTCCCGGACTGCAATTAAATTGCTGTTCTGAACTTCGATTGACTGCGTAGACGTATTCTGTACCGCTACCGTAACACAACAACCGCGAGGAACGTCCACATATGCCTGCGCCGAAACGTTAAAGAAGTTTTCAACTGCCGCCGGTGTAACAATCATTCGAGTTGACTGCAACGGTTCTCCGTCAATTGCAATAGCCAGTGAAATAGCTTCAACTGTGCCACCGGTAGGAATTTGAATGTTCCCGGAATAAGATACCAAAAATCTTGCCCGGCACTGATTTGTAAGTCCTCTTAATTTAACAATGCCGCTTCCCTGTCTATGAAGAATACATTTTGTTGCGCATACCGGAGTTTCTGTAAATGCCACATCTTCTCCCTGCGCGACAGTTTGAATTGCAATCCCTGTAAATTCTGCCATAATTATTTACCTCTCTTTCAAAAAATAAGGGCAAACATTATAGTCTGCCCTTTGTGTTTATAAGCAATACTGCACAGCAGACATAATCGAGTTAAACTCAATTAAGATACTCAATTATTCAATTTTGTGTAGCAGCTACTTTTAGCAGCTACATCCTGTGTTGCATCCACAGCCATACGCATAAGCGTTAGGATTTGGAACAACATATGCCGGGATTGCAGCCGGATTTACAGCGTTGATGATCTGCTGTGTCTGCGCTGACATTGCGGTAGTGAGCAATGCAGACTGGCGATCCTGTGATGCGGCTCTTCTTAAGTCATTATTTTCTGCCTGTAAGGAAGAAATCTTTTCCTGACACAGGTAATCAAGGATTGCCCTTGTTCCTGCCTGCTGGCTGTCGATAATGTCTCTGGTGTTGCTGTTCATGGTGTTCTGCAGTGCACAGGTGTTCTGTGACATATTGTAGTTTACACCCTGGATAGCTTCCCTGGTCTCGCAGCAGCAATTAGCCAACTGGGACTGTAAAGCATTCTGCGCCTGCATAAGTGTCACGTTTGTGGTATTAAATCCCTGCTGTGTCTGGTAGCCAAGGTTGCAGATTGCATTGTCTACACCATGGAAACCGTTCATAACGGCGGTATTCTGTGCGTAAAATCCATCACAGAGACCATTTGTGATACCATCTAACTTTCCGATGATAGCCTGCGTGTCAAACCCACGCTGAATTGCAGAGTCGGTGTATGCAGATGCTGTCGCTCCCATACCTCCGTTTCCTCCCCAGCCATTGCCGCCAAAGCCGCCCCAGCCAAAGATCATAGCGAAGATAATGATAGCCCACCAGCCATCGCCGCCCCACATGCCATCATTGTTTCTTCCGTTTCCTGTCACTGCTGCAATATCAGCAAGACTAGGCATTGCATTTCCATTAAACATTTTGTTTACCTCCATCTGATCTATTTACAAATGGGATAACCGGTTATTTTGCGCGCACCCCAAAATGTACTAATGATTAAACATGCTCATAACTTTCTGTTTTGCTTCATCTACCGTAATTCCTCTTTCTTTACAGAGATTCTCTGCCATTGTCTTAAGTCCACCTGTATCTCCGCTTTGATACATTTGCATGGCATTTTTTGCCATAGGATTGTTTTGAACCTGCTGAGAATTCATCATTTGATTTAACAATAATTGTGCCGGATTCATTCTGGATCACTCTCCTTTTTTACCTGTGAAGTTTTTCTTTGACTGCTTGGAATTTTATCTAATCGGTTTTCTATCTGTTCAATCTTCCCAAAAAGTTCATCAAACTTCTGCATAAATGCACCTGTGCACTCGTCTGATAGGTCAAATTTCAATTTTTCAGTATCATGCGATAAATTGCTAACAGTATCATGCGAAACTGGCTTAAAAACGATTGTGCGAATTGTGCCATCTGCGTTCCAACTTTTAGCGTATATTTCTGTCATATCCTGTTTTGGGAAAAATGCAACGCTGCCATCCATTGGCACATCATTGGCAGTGATGTTTTCTACCGCCGGAACTACTTTTCCATTTATGCCAAAAGTTTGAACCGGGATCTGCTGCTGAATTTGCTGCGGTGCCTGCATATAATTTTGTGTATTATCAATGCGTGGCTGATTCATATACGGATTGTATGCGTACTGCTGCCCGTATTGCTGCATCTGCTGATTATAAATCGGATTCTGGTATGCTCCGCTCATATTCATCCTGTTTGACCTCCTCTAAAACATCTTCTATTGCGTGTATGATAGACGACTGCGTTGACAAGTCCAAGGACTGTAACTCTTTTCTGGCAAAAATTTTTTCAAGAACTTCATCTGAAAACACCACCATCCCTCCCTTTGATTATATTTTTGCATAAAAAAAGGCGGCAAAACCGTCACGATTCCGACAGTTTGCCGTCAAAAAATACAACAAAAAAAGAACGCATTAAGCGTCCATACATCCGTTCGTGTTACCTTTAGTGTTACCTTTGATTTTGACCTTTAGAAAAGACACCATTCAAAAACTCCTTTCTTTCAGTAAAATCAAGGCTTCACAAGGTTTTCTTAAATAAAAATAAAGTAGCGGAAGGGAGATTCGAACTCGGTATAAATTCTCTCAAACCCGCATAAATACTGAATTTCTTTATCTCCAAAGGTGTTACCTCGTGTTACCTTTTACATTGATAATGCTTTTGCAATATATTCCTGCATTTCACTCTCTGTCTTGTTATTAAAATAGTAATGATCGAGAGTTGTTCTGATATCTGTATGCCCCATTTGTGTTTTTATTACCGATTCTGGAACATTTCCATCTATCAACTTTGTTGCATATGTCTTTCTTGCCTTGTGAATTGAACGTTCACCAATTCCTATTCTATCACATATCACATATAGCCGCCTTGTAAATGCCTGACCTTTTATTCGTTTACCGTTTTTCATAAAAATATATTGCCCAAATGGATTGAGCATTTTTATTTTTCTCATAAGTTCTTTGGTATCTGCGGTAATTATAACATCTCTAAACCCGGCATCACTTTTAGGAAAATTTTGAACATCAAATACATATTTGCCATTATCATCTCTATATCTTATTTCTGTCTTTGATATATGTATCTTATTTTCTCCGACATCAGACCATGAGAGGGTAGATATTTCCCCAACTCTCAATCCTGTTTTAAATGCCAAAATAATGCCAAGTTCTATCAATGTAGGCTCATCTTCCATTACAAATCGTTCAATTAAAAGTTCCTCATCCTTAGAAAATACCAATTCGCAGTCTGACTTATGGTTCTTTTTAAATGACTTTTCCGAAATTTCCAAATCACCCATAAAACTGGTTATGCTCAGGCTGGTATAATGTTTTTTCTTTGCATATTTGAAAATTCCGTTAATCAATATCCGCATATCAGAATAAGCTTTTTGCGTAAGTTCCAGTTTTGAAATAGCTGTTTTTATGAATGATTCCAATATTTCTTCATCAATGTACCGGATTTTTCTATTTGCAATCGGCAAATACTTATTTTCAAAAAATCTTTTAAAATTTGTCTCGTACTTGTCCTTTGTCTGTCTTGTTATTTCACCATATTCAAGTTTTTCAGAAATCCAATTAGAATATACCTGAATAACTGTAGGTTCATCCTCCTTAGCTTTATAGAACTTTACTATTTCATCTTCAATTGCTTTTTCAGATGTTCTCTTTACAAGTCTCTTTCCTCTCTTATTATCTTCATCTGGCAAATATGTGTAAAACTTTCCATCTTTTCCTTGCCAAATGCTGTAAGTGTGTTTTTCAATAAATTTTTTCCTTTCGTTCATTTCAATTTTTTTCTGAATGGTGTCTATGTTGATAATACCATTTTCGATGGCAATATTCAACAACTCACTATTTGAAAGATTTCCCGTTTAACTCACCTTCTAACTTTTTTACTTTCTGTTTAATATCAAAAATTCTTCTTTCCACTGTTCTTGTTGATACGCATAGTCTCATGGCTATTTCTTTTGAAATAAGTCCACGGGCAAGAAGATAAAATATTTCTTCTTCCTGCTCCGTGAAATTGGCGTTTTCAATAATTGTTTCAAGCTCTGGCTTAGTCAGTTTTGAAAACTTCATAAGCCATTCTCCTCTTATATTTTTTATTCTTCTCCCTGCCAGATCTTCGGTGTACCGTCCATCATTGCCACATATTTTCCGTAACTCATGCCGGCTTCTCTTGCTTTTCCTAAAACATTATCTAATGTACTGTTTCTACATGTTTTTACGCTTCTTTTTTCCCTATCTTTTCTTCTGCGGTATTCATTTCTGCAATCCTTCCCACAGGTAAGTGCTCTGACTGATATTGATTTGTATTCTTTTCCGCAGATCACGCACTTTTTTGTATATACCTTGCTATTGAGCATAATTACACGTTCTCCTTAATCATAACAATCCCTGATATCATCTACGTCTCCTGCCAAAAAGCTGTCAAATACTTCTGCTACTCTCTCTATAAGGTCTCCATCATGTCCATTCTCTCTCATCTGCTCCGAGAAATCTTTCTGTGAGCACTGAAGTAAACCATTTTCCAACCTTGTCCATTCTTTTCTGTAAGTTATTCCATTCAATTCCAATGTTTCATTAATTCCGTTTTCTGTCAGTTCTACCGTATACTTCATGCAATTATTCCTCTCTTTCTGCATTATATTTCTTCCACGCAACAATTTTACTTCTATAAAAATACTCTGGATCTCCACTAAAGCACTTACCTCTTGTAACAGAATGTCCTTTGCACATAAGAGTGCCAACAAATTCACGCTGTGGCAAAAGTAGGTTGTCGTTTGCTGACAATAAGAAAACCTTTGTATCTAACGGACAACTGTCCATGTCATAATTCCAATCCATCTGTGCCCCTCTCTTTCCATATCATCTCCCACCTCCGCAGCATATACTATTACGGGAGGTGGTATGATGATCGCTTGGTTTTGTTATCTGGTTCTAAAATAAACTCATCTGGTTCTCGTCGTACTGGTAAATGCGTCCAGTCATGATCCTCCCTAACTGACGCAATCTCTCCACCCGTGGTTTCTGCTTAAGATTCGCCATATAATTATTATCCACTTCCGGCGGTATGGAAAAATAACATTCCTCCGGTAATGGCAACTGATTTTCTGTGCAGATCTCGTGGATCTTTGACTGATAATAAATGATATGATTCCGTGTCAGATTCATGTTGCATCCATCGGACCAGAACGGATCATTACACCCGTTCTGATTGATAACTTTCCAGTGTTCTATTTCTCTGCGGATGCACTGGCAGTACTCTTTCACTTTATCTTCTGCTGTCTGTATCATGACAGCACCTCCAAATCTTCCAATGGAACATAATGTTTTAAATTGTTCGCATAATAAACAACAGCACATTTTACCGTTTCTTTTGCTCTTTTCGATACATAAAACGCTTCTGGAATGACTCCGATACCTACATCACATTCATCTTCATAAATCGCATCAAGATAGCCTTTGATGACAATATCCTTATATCCAACAATTACACCTGTGAAATTCTTATCAACGTGTTTGAAATAAGTTTTCTCGATATATTCAACATTTTTTTCGACAGTGCCATCATTGTTTCCATCTGCCAGATTATTGTCCATTGCATCAGCAGTTAATGTTTTCCTGTCGAGATACAGCCATCTTCCGTCTTTAAATGGCTTATAAAAGCCTTTGCATTTTACTTTTTCAAATAAATTCATGGCATCACCTCCGGCATAAAATCAGATAATCGCATTTGTGCCATTTCTGCATCTAATCTCTTTTTGGACAAATCATAATAATGCTTGTCCAGTTCAAAGCCAACATATGGATGGTTGGTTCTGTAGCAGGCTATCAAACTACTAGCACTTCCTACATGTGTGTCAAGGATAATGTCTCCGGGCTTTGCATAGCTATTCAGAAGCCATTCATATAGTGCCACTGGTTTTTGTGTAGGATGAATACGGTTTTCTTTGTGTTTCATATTTTGCTGAAGCATTCCGTGCCACCTATATTTAATCTTCCTTACTGCAGTACTGAACGAAGTCCATGCAAGTTCACAATCAGCAAAATCATTATTTCCATTATCTTTATCCCAAACAATCCAACAACTACTATTAAACGGCATTTTGCTTATAAAATGATTTGCTCCCCAAATAATCTGATTTTTTGACACTCTAAACAGTTCATTGAAATATTTTTCGTTTGGTGGTTTTATATCCATTCCGCTAAAACTCTTGTAATCTTTTGCTTTTGCTAGGTTACTTCTTGTATGGTTTTTATCTCCATTTTCTCCAATCCCATACGGTGGATCTACAATCGCAAGGTCAAAGTAACCATCCGGGAACTCTTTCATCCCATCCATACAATCCATGTTGTAATATCCAAAATCCATTACGGCATCACCTCCGGAAAATCCTCGATTTGCATCTGTCCTTCCAGATCATCCGCAGACTTTTCATCCTCTTCGCAAGCGGATATCATTTCTGCATCCATATCCGATTCTTTTCCAATGTCAATAAGGATCAAAGGCTGCCCTTGGTCTGTCACCCATATTACATTTTCCAACTTGTACAGTTTTCTTTTTCTTTGATTCGCGCAGATAATACTCACCGGTGCATCATCCGGAAAGCTGTTTACATATTCTTTTAATTCACTATTCTTCATTTTCTTTTGAAAGGAACCCGGCGCGCCTTTTATCCGGATAGGTTCCGGCTCCTTTCTGATATTCCGTGCACATATCTACAATAGTGCACTTTAAATTTAATTATGTTGTGTTTTATGCAATAAATTCATCGTTTTATTGCTTTTAAATCATCCAATCTGATGGCAAACATCTCACTCCTTTCAATTTATTTTAAAATTTCATCTAAGCAGGCATTCCAACCCACCCGACGTATTGATGTGCCAAGATCTTCATAACCAGATTTCAACTCTGGTATCTTCTCTGGCAACTCCCGGAGCGGGCAAGATTCGGGTCTACATTCTATATAATCTGTTACGTCCTCTCCCATTCCCGGTACTCCACAATACAATGTTTTTTCTCCGTATCTTGGCGGTTGCTCATCATCTACAAAATCACACATATCACATGATTCCGGCATATCCATAACTAATGCTGCTTTTGACATATCAGTGCACCTCTTCTCTACGGTTCTAATCCGTCTTATTACTTCGATAAAACTTGTCAGTCGCATCAAACATTGCATTTCTAGCATCTTCAAAACCTTTTACATATGCTCTCATTTCTGTGAGGTTCATTGCTTCATCCGGTTGTATCATTGTTTCGTCAAAACTATTTAAAATTGCTTCTTTATCTTCTATTGTCACTTTACTCCACCGCCTTCCACGATCTCGATTGCTTTGCCAAATGCTTCAAATCTTCCCTGGCTTCTCCCGTCATCGTAGATTTGTTCGCCGTCTCCGCATCCGTCCTCGTCGCAATCATCTGGTCTGTCCTGCTCTGCTTTCTTTAATTTTCCCAACTGCTCCACAACCTTGTCTACATCATAAGCCGTCGGATATTCTTCTAGTAAATACAATACTGCATTTGTATTTACTAAAGTTCCATTGCTTAAAGTAACCGATTTTAAATCTTTCTTTAGTGCATCCGCATCAATCAGTCTCATCGTTTGCCCTCCTGTTCCAATCTGTAGTTGCTTTCGTTCGCTCGTCTTTCCCTGTTCTGATTCCACCGTCCTGATCCATATACATCTCACATTCATAGCTTTTTGGAAGTTCTGTTCCGCATTTCATACATTTGATTTTGAACATTACTCCAACATCCGAATGTGATGACTTATTTACAATGGTAAAGAACATTGCTTTTCCGCCGCAGAACGGGCATGGTTTAAGTTCTTCGCTCATTTTTTATCCCTTCCATCCTGTTCTAGTCATCAAAAATTTTTCTCAACTTTTTGAAATCTATTTTTATACTTTTTTCAAAATTATCTACAAAGCTTTTACAAGCCATTTCAAAAACAAATGCTGCAAAATCTGTAGTCTCAAGTATCTCAGGACAACGTTTTCTTACATATTCTGCTACTATGTCATTTCTTGTCATTTTTCATCCTCCCAATCTAATTTCTGACCACAGCCACTGCAATATAACCCAACATTATACTTGTTTCTTAAATCTCCCTTCTCGTAACAAACAGGACAATAATAGTGATGCATTCCTCTATTGTATCCTTTCTTTATCTTTTCTCTTATTCCTTTCCTTGCCGTCTGCTTCTCCACCGCTACCCGGCATTCTTCCGGTGTGCCGATCGCCTTATATTCTTCCCACACCTTAGCATCCTCGTTTGTTAAAAGGCAAAATCCCTCATGCTTCTCCCCTTCAAACACCGTTTCGATAAAGTGGTGCATCAAAAGCGGAATATCTACGTTGGCATGATAACGTTCTTTTAAGTCTTTTTCGATTTTCCGGTATTTCTGTACCTCTTCCAGTGCGTTTATTGCCATTGCATAAGCATTTTCAAAAGATTTCCCCCATGATGTATCACACGGAATCGCTTTTCCAAGTTCGTTACAATCATATTTTAATTCTTCAATTGCTTCATTCTCCGTCATGACTCTATCTTTCATTTCTGCCAATTCCTCCTGACTGAATTTTGTGTAACCGATTCCACAATTTGTAAATCCTCCCGCTCTATACGCTATGGTTCTCGGCATCTTACACCTCCAACAGTTCCGGATTGTCAAACTTGTTACCGACAACCTCATAATCAAAACCACTCATAGAAATATCATCTGTGCACTCATCAAGTGTCATTGGGAAATTGCAGCCCAGAGCTCTCACATCGAATCTTGCCTTGCACTCATTCCACAGAACCAAACATCTGTAAAAAGCCACTCCACGCTTAATACTGCCATTTACAATATCATTCTCCCAAATCAGATTGCCATTCTTATCTTTAAGTCCGGTGCACTGACAGATTGTAGATGGGTTCACCTGCGCGGCATCCAAATCGTGAGGAGTACCATCTTCATTCGTTCCAAGTACATAACCGATAAAATATTTAGAGTAGTCCTTCTCGTCTACAATCAGATACCCTTCCACCCATTCGCCGTTATCAGTTCGTTTTGCTTTGCATAAATATCTATCTTCCATCACTTTCCTCGCTTTCTGCTTTTACCACCTTACTGTAAAACGTCTTTGCACACATGCCACACGCGCTTGCCGCTTCCTCTATTGTGATGTATCCGGCTCTCCAATCCCTGCGCATCTGATCGAAGTTCTCAGGTAATGGTATTGATGGTCTTCCAAACTTCACACCTCTTGCTTTTGCCGCCGCAATTCCCTCTGCCTGTCTCTGCCGGATATTGGTTCTCTCATTCTCTGCCACAAAGGAAAGCACCTGCAATACAATGTCACTCAGGAATGTACCCATAAGGTCTTTCCCCCGCCTCGTGTCAAGCAGCGGCATGTCCAACACCACAATATCAGCTTCACGAAAACGTGTGATTCGGCGCCATTCCTGTATAATTTCATCATAGTTTCTTCCCATCCGGTCAATACTTTTTATGTACAGTACATCTCCTTTTTTCAGTTTGCGATAAAGAATTTTATATTTCGGGCTGTTAAAATCCTTACCCGACTGTTTATCCATATAGATATTTTTGTCCTCTATGCCCTGTTTATGCAGTGCATCAAGTTGTCTGGCTTCGTTCTGCTCTTTGGAAGAAACTCTGATATAGCCATATTCCATGCTATCCCTCACTTTCTGCCTTAAGCCATTGTTCCACCTCTGTAACAGAACACATTGCTACGCCGCCCTCAATGGTCTTTACGCTACCCTGCTCATATGTTTCGATTGAGCAAAGGAAATCTAAAAGTTCTTCATCCGTCATGCTCCGGATCCGGTCTGCATTGGTCTGCGGCTGTTCAGTGAGTGGCGTTTCTTCAGGCTGTGCATTTTCTGCGCTTACTCTGTACGGCTCCGGCAGTGGCATCCAAGCGATAACGTCCAAAATATTCATTCCATCCGTGAAATTAATTCCATTCCAAAATGCTCTAAATGGGTATACCTTGTCTTGCTCACTACTTCCGTATTTTGTTGTTACCAAATACACTTCAAGACATTTTCCCTCAAATAACGGATTTTCTTCCGGTTCTTCTGGAATCTGCTCACTGCATGGAATCCATCCGCTTTCCTGCTCCAAAATTCTGTTGATCTCTTCCTCCGAAACCACTTTTGTTAGAGGAGAATACCCACAGGCTTCTGTTGCTACCTCAGATATCCGGTTTTTAATCCTGCTTATTTTCATTCTGATCCTCACTTTCCGGCAACATAGCATATTTATAGCTACTCATTTTACCGTCATATGTGCTCCATGACGTTTTTCCGTAATCCCATGTATAAACCGTTTCATCTTCATATTTTGCAAAATGTTCTTTGCTCCACGCAAAAAGTTCAGAATCTCTGACCAAAATCGGTGTATCGACTGGAACTTCGCTCCAATCAATATACTGGCTGTTCGCCCATTCTTTTGCTTTTTCTCTGCAACGACCAGCATTTCTAATGTCATTATCGCAAAAATCGCATTTATCGCAGACTCCCCTGCATTTTTCCAGTTTTCCATTAATTAACGCAATATTGCATCCATCACAGGCAATATTTAAAATCTCTTCCGCGTATTTTTCTCTATTCAGCATTTTCCTGCTCCTTTCCGATCCTGTTCACAAGCTGTTCTGACCTCGTATAAGCCTTATCCAACAGTTCCAAGTATTCACTAAAGGAAATCTGCGCCTTTTCGGATAACTCACTCGGATAACGCTCTAACAAAGCCTTAATGCACTGTTTCATGTCTCCAAAATATCCGATTGTTCGAACGCTTTCTTTTTCATTGCCGTCCTTATCCTGTCCGGCATATCTCTGTCTCAGGGTGTGATTCAGAGAATCAATCTCCACAAAATATCCATCCTGCAGTTCCACAGCTAACTTGTCCATCAACCATTCCTCCTATATTTCATACGTCTTTCCGATAAACCGCTTATCAATGTACTTACATTCCCATTCCAGTACACTTGCGATCCCCGTCATGGTTTCATATCCGGTAGCAAGGCAGTTAATCAAATATCTGATTCTCTCATAAACCTGTCTGATCTGATTTCCCGAAAATTTAAACTGTGTTTTAAGGCAGACACCCAACATAGCAAAATAATTAAATACCTGTGCCAGTAAAAACTTATTTGCCTGTATCATGCAGTTCGGTGCAATCTTTCTCTCTACCAGATAAAAGCTCTCACGATACGGAATCTTATTAGTTTCCTCTCGCACGTCAATCTTGCATTTATCTTTCAGATAAAAACCAAGTTCCTCGCCTGTCGTTCCATCCTTTGCATTCTCCACATATGCATCAATAGTCTGCTCAACCTTTATGATTCTTTTGTGTCCGAATCCGAACTTATCATGCAGTGCCTGATATGCCATCATACGGACGTTATAATAGGATTCCTCTATTAGATAATCCGCATTGCTTTGTGCCTTGGCGTGTCTCTGTATTCCGATCAGTTCACTCTTGGAATATCCAAGTGGCTGCATCCGCTTTTTCTTTCTTGCCAGTGCATTACTCATTTGCTCTTCCATCTCCTCTCTACATCCTCAAAATGGCTAAATACAAGACTTTGAACATATTTTGATATATTTGTCCGTGCATATTTTTTAATTAGCATTTCCCCTGCTTCCATCATTCCTTGGAACCACTCATCTTCGTTATCAGCTTCATAAAACTGCTGCCGGAATTTATAATAGTCATTAAAAAACTGCCATTCTTCGGAACCTTTTTCAAATTTCTTACTTGCCATAATCATTCACCTTTTAATCAAATGGTGTGCTGCCACATACTTCTCGGAAACCGTCTTTCTGTCGCATCCGTGCTTGAATCTGTTCAATGGTTTCGGTTCGCTCGATAAATTCCATACGATCACCTTCAAACTGAACAACTTCTCTAAACGGTGTACCCTGTCGATTCTTTTCAACTTTCAAGCCTTTAAATTTTCTGTCTTCATCCAAATTCCACATAAGAATAATATTGGAAGCATCCTGCTCAATATCTCCGGATTCTCTTAATTCGGACATTGTAGGCTCTTTCGTTACATTCATTTCCGATACTCGGTTAAGCTGTGACAATAGGATGATCGGAACGTGAAGCTCTCTCGCAAGTGCTTTGAATTGCTTCGAAACTTCCCCGACTTCGGATGCACGATTATTGAACTTCCGGTTACACCGTACCAATTGCAGATAGTCAACTACGATCACGTCATATCTTTGATGCCTGCATTGCGTTCTCATTTCCTCAATAACATTTGTCTGATCGTCAATTGTGATCGGATATTTTTCAAGCTCATCATTTGCCTTGTCAAAGGCTTCTTTCTCTCCACCAAGAAAAGCCTTTGCCCTGCGAACTCTTGTCAGACCAATCTTTGACATTCTTGAAACAAACCTTTCATAAATCTGACTGTTGTTCATCTCCATGTTGTAGTAACAAGTGTTATAGCCTTTTCTTGCCATATTCTCGATTATTTGTGCCACAATAGCAGACTTACCAACTCCCGGTCTCGCGGCAACAACTGTAATGTCTCCGCCTTCAAGACCGCCAATGCAATCGTCAAGATGGTAAAATCCTGTCTTTACCCTGTCCTCTCCCACATCATCATTGAAGTATTTATCTTTGTTCTCTGATACGATTTGCTTCATCAACTTAGATTTCTTCAACTGATTAACTTGGATTTCTTCAAGCCTTGTAAGAACTTCCGCGATCGAATTATCAATATCACATGGTCTAAGGCTCACTCTCTGGAAAAGGCTTTTCGTTTCCCTTGCCCGCCAATCCTTAATGACTGCATCCGCATAGTTTTTCATTGCTGTCGATAACGGAGTTGCGGCAATACATTCCTTAAGCTCCCCGGCAATCATTTCCGGCTCCCATTTGTGGTTTTCAAGTGACTGAGACAGTGAAACGACATTAATGTTTTCTCCACGATCATACATGGCAAGCATTTCAGCAAAAGCATCTTGGCAAAATTCAGAGCTGAACATTTCCGGCTTCAATTTGTTATAAACCTTGTACATGGAATCATTGTCAATCAATACACATCCGATCACTCCAATTTCTGCTTCCGTCAACTGCTCTCACCTCGCTTTCGTTTCTCAACTTGACGAATCCAGTAATCGCAATCCTCTTTCAGCCAGTCTCCGTATTTTGGTATGTAGCGATAATTCGTATCATCCGGATTCTTCTCTATATAGTCAGTAACATATGCCACTGTAGCATCATATATCAGCTTTGCAACGGCTTTCCTGTTCGGCTCGATAACTTCTAAAAGCTTGTCCATCCATGCTACCTTGGCAGACGTTAACGACGTTTTCTTTGGATATGCATTGATCGTGTATTCCCATCCCCATTCCGCGTCAAAGTCCAAATCAGATGCAGGCACGCTTTCTTTTGTATTTTCTTTCTCTATATCTATATCTATATCTTTCTCTATATCTATCTCTACATTGCAATTTTGTTGCAAAATGTTGCACTCCGTTGCTCCACTGTTGCATTGCAACGCTTTTTGTGCATTTTCCCTAGATTTACGACTTCTTCTGGTACTTGCAGTCTCGCTTCCTAGGTTATCTTGCACAAATGGCAACTTGTACTCAATGGAATCTGATGTTTCAAGCAATCCGCAGGAAAGAAGATACTGAATCGTTACTTGAACATTGATTTCGTCCTCGTCAATATCAAGGGCGATCTCTTTGTAAAATTCATCTTCCAATCCGGAATATTCCAGATAGCCACCTTTTTTCAACGACAACAACTGCATCTTAAGATAGATGATCGTATATGTATCGCCACCAGCCATCTTTCGGAGTTTTTTGATTCGTTTGCTATCAAAGAAATCATCCATCAGTTTAAGCCAGTAATACCGCTTATTCTCCGCCATTTTCACTACCTCCAAGCAATTCAATAACCTTTGCCCCAGCATCTTCCGGGCGACAAAATACGAACTCAACGCCATACTTAAGTTGCATTGTCAACATAGCTTTTGCCAATACCTTGCCAGATGTCGGCTTTGTTTTCGGTAGCGATACATTCAGCAATTTTCCAAGTGTGTGCATATATGCAATATTGTTATACCGGTCCACTCGAGGATTATGCCATGTAAATACATCATTGACGGAATACACCTTGTCTGTATTTTCAATAAGCACATATAACTTAATTCCGTTGTTCTGCGCCAAAATACACTCGTCACGGAATCTCGGATGTGCTTTTCCACAGATATTCCCTACAATTTCCTGCATGTCTTTTTTCGTGTCAACGGAAACATCATATGTGCCAAGAAAATCCATCTTTTTAAGTTCCATTTTTCTAGCTGATTTTCTACGGATAACATCCGCTACCTTGTCTGTGGCAATTATGTAATCTCCAACCGGCAATGGTGCACGCAAGACTTCCATATCGTGGCTTTTAAAATATCTATTCTTAAGGATATGTAAGCCCTCTTTCTGTCCTTTATCCTCAATTATTAACACGTATTCTCCTTTCTGGCGGTCACTTTTAGCAACCGCCAAAGGTATCTCATGGCTTTCAATTTAGTTTTGTGATATATTAAATTCCATACCAAAGTCAGATACCGCATAAACTGGTTTCTTTTATGCTTTCACATTGGTGTTTCAACCTATCAAAACGGGCAAAGGTTCATATCAACCTCTAATCCTTTTTCTGCAATATAAACATTTGCTCCATATTTAACTGTTTCTTCTGTCCTTTGTTTGAATAGTGCGGGATCTCCGCTTTTATCTGATAAGTGAATTAGAACGACATTTCGCAATGCCGGATTATCGTTAGTAGAAATAAAGTCAAGTGCCGTTGGTAAGCTCATATGACCTCTTAATCTGTGTTCGTAATTTGGCTCTTCTCGGTTCACAAACTGCATATCATAGTTGGCTTCCACCATGATGTGATTAACACCATTAAATCTCCATCTGACGTATTCCGTGTCTGTTGCATACACCAAGCTGCCAATATCCGGGTGTGTGATGTAAAATCCGTAGCAGGGGCACTCTGAACCGTCTCCGTTGTTGTGTAGCCATCTGCCGGACTTATCCCGGTTTTCAAATGCTCGTATGCTAAAGCTTTCTTTCCCAAACTGTAGGATATTTCCATCTATCAATTTGAACGGCTCCCACACTGGAATACCGGCTCTAACATACTGAAAGAAGTACTGATGATGGTCTGAATGTATGTGGGTTGTGATTACTGCTTTAATCTTTCGCACATTGAAATCCAGTGCTTTCTTAACTTCCATAAACGGCAACCCTGCTTCAATAATTAACGCTTCGCTTTCATTTTCCAGTATGTAGCAATTACCGGATGAACCAGAGCCTAAGGCTTTAAGTTTCATACCTCTTTCACCTCAATTTTCAAATATGTGTTTATTATCGATTATCCAAGGATGTTTCGTGTAGTCTATATGGCTTGCCGCATTTGCAACTGTTTTCCGTAGCATCTTTAAATGTTCCTCACAATGCTTTCTTCCAGATACCGCCGGTCTACCACAGATTATGCACAATCCTTTATCCTCCCGGTACTCCCTTTGGCTTGTGGACTTCTCGCACGAACGCCTCTTTGCCAAACACCTGTTGCATAAAACAGTTCCGCATACTGCATTACGTTTTCCACACTTCACGCATATTCCACTGGACTTATTCATGTAATATCTGGTACGGACTCTTTCTTTCCGTGCTTCTGCCTGTTCCGGTGTTTCCCTTGCAAGTCTCTTAGCCTCTACCTTCGCTTTCTTCTCCCGGCACTCAGCGCACATTTTGTACTGCGTTCCCAATATGCCTTTGTGACATCTGGAGCATATACCAAGAGATACATAAGGGTCTTCCGCTTTTTCTCTCATTCGGCATCCTCCAAAAACCATATTCCTTCCGGTTTTAAAAAGTTGCCCTGAACAATGTTCTTTCTGAATATACTTTCTGCTGTCGGTGCAAGATCCGTAAGTCTCTGTATGCTCTCTTCTATGTTGTCTGCCAGAATATCAATGCCGAATAATGTCTCTGCAGCTTCCGTTTCAGTCATTCCTATTGACAGTTTCCGTTTCAAGATTTCCACAAGGAAATTTCCAGTACCACACGCAGGCTCCAACACTGTTCCTCTCCAACACTCTGCACCACCATTTTCATCTTCCAACATATTGCACATCTTTTGTACCATCCAGCCCGGCGTATAAACTTCTCCAAACTTTTTGACGCGTTCTCGGCTTTTTGTAATTTTTTCTTTCTGCCTATTTTCCATTTCTGTGATAAAACTCACTCCTCACATCAATAATCTGTCTTGTCTGTCCCAACAATGCCCGATTATGCTTTGCCCTCTGCTCATTGTCACAGATAAATTGCTTGCAAATTTCTGGTCGAACCGGATAGATTCTGCATTTCTCGCAACTCTTGTCCGTATCAAGAAAAGGACATGTCATATCATATGGTCGATTCACAGTAGGAAGCAGGTGCCTACACTCTTTGATATGGTTCTTACGGATATATCTGTGAATTGCATCTACTTCCTTTCTGCTCATTGGCAAAAGGTTGGAACAGCAGTTACCGCATTGGCTACATTTTCCATCTTTGCAGAAATTGTAAATGTTATCTTTCATGCCTTTCTGCACGGATTCTAAGACTGATATAACTTCCATAGGCTACTCCAATTCTTCCTCTGCCGGGAACTGAAATACTTTCATGTAATTCTGGCTTGCATATTTTTGATATTCTTCTCTAAGCATTTCCATGGCTTTCTTTGCCTTTTCTTTCGTGGAATATTTAGCTGTTATTGAAGTCTCATTGTCTCCGATTGCCTGCATCCGGACAAATGTTGCTTCTTTCGCCCTTGTATCAATAAAAACAATGCTATTTTCGTACGGAAAATCCAATGTGCCGTCCTGTGATATAACTCTCATGGCAACCTCCTAATCTTTCATAAAGTCCGGTACGTTCTCGTCATTCTCAACGACTTCTCCGGCTACTTTCTCCGGCTCTGGTTCAACTACTTCGCTCCCGGTCTCAATAGCTTCGGATTCAGCTACAACAAATGGCTCTGAATTGGCATTTTCGGAAATATCACGCTTGACCTGTTCCTGCAAATCTTCCATCGGATATTCCTTGAAATCGTTGTCCTGCATTTCCTCTTTCGTATATAATCCCATTGTCAGCTCCGGGCAATTCAGACTGGAGAAGAAAGATGCGGCTCTGTAACGAAGCATTAACTGTGGCATGGTTTTCCACTTACTACCGTTCTTACTAAGCCATCCCTCGGCTTTAGCCATTTCCATGTCCACGGTCATTCCCTCAACTCTACGACCATTTTTCGTAGTCCAAGCAAGGCACGAATAAGGCTTGCCATCTTTATCTCTAGTTTCCTCAAACTGTAATTCCATATCGAATTTGCCGGAATTATTGATTGCCGCAATCAGAAACTTTGAACTCCAAGACGGTCTACCCTGAATCACATACAGATTCTGCATAACCATCAGTGGGCTTACTCGCAGTCTCTGCGCCTGCTCAATAGCAATCAGACAGTTTGCATCGTTCTTCTGGAATGTTGCCGGAACGATAGTTGAACTCGCCAACGCCTTTGCCATCTGCATAGCCATAATGAAATTATCTGATGTTCCAAAAATTCCAAGGCTATAGTCTGTAACCTTGTTGTTGCTGTGTGCAACCTCTGTCTTTTCCTCTTTCTTTTCCTCTGCCTTTGCTACTGCTGTGTTCTCTGCCATAATTATTTTTCCTCGCTTTCTTTCCTTATTGCTTTTTTAAATGCTCCATTTTTAAGAAATTTCAAAACAAGATTGAGTTGCATATTCTTGAAAACCTCTATGTGCTTTGTACTGTGATACCACATTACCCATTCCTGTTTCAAAAGTTCCTCAATGCTTGTAATCTGCTCACCCTCTGCGAATTTTCGCTGACTTAAAAGGTATTCCCTGTGTTTTTGAATGTTCTCGCATTTTGCGCACTCTTCGGAAGAATACCTTGAACAATGCTTTCCATTAAGGTTTACAGACAATGCACAATATCTACATGGATTAACTCTCATCGTCACCACCGCTTTCCGGTTCTTCACACTTCTTCACAACTGCCACCTTATCAGCACCGTAGGTTTCTACCCACTTCATATCCACGGTTTCATCCGTAACTGTTAGCTTTGCACCATTGGCATTTACAACCGTGTCACCAGCTTTTACAGAATCCTCGGTGCGGTATGTATAACTTCTGGTGCTGTTTGGGAATTTTGCTTTGATATACTGCATTCTTACACCTCGCCATCTAAAACAACTTATTTATCAATTCCATTGCATACGTTGTGTCAACCTTGGAATCACCTGTTTCTTCCATGTGCTTCTGTAATGCTTCAACCATCATCTGAAAGTAAGTTGTATCTACGCCAGTCAGCTGTTCTTCTAAGACTTTTACATCTTTCAAATCCAGTTCGTTTAACTGCATACACATTTTTACATACTGACCAGCGTTGATATGGTAACCACGTTCAATGTACTTTCTCGTGCGGATGATAGAGCAAAGTGGATATTTAGAGCCTACATAATACAATTCCTTGTTTATAATGCACTCTAATGCTTTTTGAGGAAGAAATACTTCGTTATTCCATGAACTCCAAGCGCAAGTGCAGTGAACAAAATCATAATTCTTGTGAATTTCCTCTACTTCTCCGTAGAATCTCGTAACAATCTGTATTTTGTTAGAAAGACTGATTGCATTACTGGTAATAAAGCGTGGTCTGTATTTTTCTTTAGAATCTGAATCAGTTTCGTCTGTTTCGCGTTCTATTCCAACTGATTCATCTTCCTCGGCTGTAGATTCAAAATTATAGGCGATAGAGTCCCCACCCATTTCATTCTCATCTGCAATTCCTTTGGAACGAACAAAGCATTTTACTGACCCATTATCACTACCGGTTGCCTTTTCCAGTTCTTCTCCCCACATAAGAGTAACCGGCTTATCTTCATGTGTAGCATTCCACTTATCAACATAGTATTTTGCAACAGTAATACACGCATCTTTTGTTCTGAAATATACATCATAGTCATGCACCGGCTCGCCAGTTAAAAGAGAAACCAATGCGCCACCAGTAATAATGGTATTTTCTTTCACAACAGCCTTTACGTTCTCATCTTCAATACTCCCAATCCAATCACGGAGTTTATTGCCTAAATGTCTCTTAATGTTCTTGCTATTCATGCTACACCCCCTCCACTTTCAACTGCTTGTCCTCTGATACTGTCAGAAGAATTAACTGCGTATCCATATCCGGCACATTGAACTCATTCAGCGATTCCGCGTTATCAACGAAAATCGGTACGCTTACACCGTATAACTCGCTAAGAGAACGGATAATATCAAGTCCGGCTACGATTCTATGACCACTGTTTAAAGCCGAATACGGAACGCCATTCACAGTACACTCACAACAATCTTTCATACCGCCATTTAACTGCATTTCAAAGAGTTTGAAATTTACGGTCTTGAAATGGCTGTTAATAGATTCTGAAACCTTATCCAGCTTGAAACGAATGAACTCTTCCAAGAGATAAAGCATCTGTTCCTGATCGGCAACTTTCTGCCCGATTTCTTTCTGCTCGTCACGAAGCGTTTCGATACGATCATCAATCGCCACATTGTTAGCCGCCTGCGCAATAACCTTGTTCACCTCCTCAAGCTGACTCTGCAGATCGGCTTTCTCGGCTTTTAAATCAGTAACAACCTTGTCTGCGCCCTCGGATTCAACCTTTGCAATATCAGCAAGAATCTTGTCATGCTCTGTTTTCAGCTTCACATACTCTTCATTCTGCGAATAATCAGCTTCTGCCGGGATCTCGGATAACTGCTTTGCATAATCATTCTGCTTTGCAAGTGCCTTGGATTCCTGCTCTTTGAGTGCCACAATGTCTTCCTGCAACTTGGCGTTTTCCTTTGTCAATCGCTCAATATCAGCCTTGCAAGCGTTGCCCTTGTCAATCAGACCTTTAAGTTTTGCGCCCTTTGCATCATCAAATGCTTTGCGTGCATCCTCTAACTGCTTGGTGGCACGTGCCTTGGCATCTGCATTTTTCTGCTCAAAATCAGCCTTAAGAGACTCAATCTTATCCTGCGGCAACTTCTGACCACATAAGGAACAAACCGTTGTAGATTCATCAAATTTCCACTTGGATTCGTCAAAGAGATATGGCATTTCATCAAATGCCTTGGAAAATTCTGCATTGTATTCAACACCAAGATTTTTCCGCTCTGCATCTGTATCGGAAATTGTCTTCTCATTTGCCTTGATCTGATTTTCCGCAGACTGAATCTGATTATGTAAGTCATTGAACTCTCGTGTTGCATCATCCTTGGCACTGTCAAGACCTCTACGTTTTGCGGAAAGTTCGTCATTCATGACCTGCATAATGCCGGACATATCAAATTGCAACTGCATTTCCTTACTTCTTAAATCGCCCAACGCGCTACCGGCATTCTCCATTTTCTTGCCACATTCAGCGATTCTTCTTACCAGATCCACCTTTGCAAGCTCCTGTTCTGCCACATCCACATCAATCTTGGATTTTTCTGCTTCATCAATACGCACCGGAATTTCAGCCTGTTTCTTCTTCCACCCGGATAACGCTTTGGAAAACTTAGCACGGATATCATCTGTGGACGGTGCTTTCTCCAACTCGCCGAGTAATGGGGCATACTTAGCATCTGTCTGCGCCAGTTCAACATCCGATACATCCGTTGCGAGGCGCATCAGAATATCGCGCTGATCTTTCCATTTCAAAGAAGAGAAATACTGCGGATTGGTCAGCATCTTAAACATATCCTCGCTCTGCGCAAGACCGGAAACATAAGCTTTGAAATCAGCTTCACTCTTTGGATAACCGTCAATTTCAAATGAATTGACATTTCCCTGCAAAGTCACGGTATCGGTGCCACGCTTCTTTACCCAGTTCTGCTTCTGAATCTTTGAAAGTTCCATTTCCTTGCCATCTACATCCAGAACCGCTACAACCTTAATCTCCACGTTATCAATGCGGTTGCCGTCCTTATCCAGTGGTCGGACATTGAACTTTTCCTCTCCGGCACTGTTCTTATTAAACAGAAGCCATGTAAACGCATCAAAGATAGTTGTTTTTCCTACGGCATTCTGCCCGCTGATCTTCGTTTTGCCCGAGAAAGTCACGTCAAGGCTCTTAATTCCCTTGAAATTCTCCATATGTAATGATCTAATTTTCAGTTTCATTTTCCTTCTCCTTCCACTCTTTATATTTTTTAAGTGCCTCTTCAAAGCATGCTTCATCGTCAACATATCCAAGAGCTGACTCTATAATTTTTGAATCAATAGTTGTTCCTTTTTTTCCCATCAGCTCAATGTCTCTTTGGTGCTCATTTGCAATAATGGCACATGCTGTATGAACTTTCGTCCTGCATGCAACCAGATCTGCATATTCTTCAACGGAAATTGTAACGGTATTTTCTGCCATCTTAATTTTCCTCCTCTAATACATTGATTTTGCTTACAGACACCTCGTATGATGTTCTCTGTTCTTCTGTTCCATCTTCATATTTCTTAATATATCCGCGGCTCTGAATGCGTCCATTGATCTCAATATGAGTTCCTACTTCCAACTGACCAACAAATCTTGCATTTCTACCCCAAACAACACATGGGATATAATCTGATTTTCCGTAGGAACGATTGACTGCGATTAATAAATCTGCAATTTCTCTTCCAAGCGGAGTTTTCCTGTAAATCGGTTCTTTGCATACATATCCGTCAAGCTGGATTTTGTTCAAATCTGTATGCTCTCCCGGATTCGCTTTTTCAATTTCACAGACGAATACATATAATAACAGACGATTTCTCTTTTCCTCATGTTTGTTATAAGAACTATACACACCGGAAACATTAACGGCAGTGCCCGTGTATTTATCATTCAGATTGATTAATCTCTCTGAAATAATTAATGGGATAATATCAGCCGTCCCACTTAATCTATCCACTTTGAGGTGCATATTATAAAATCCCTCTCCAAACACCTCATGGTTAAATTCCGGCTCTGTGATAATCGTTCCTGTAAGTTCCACTTTATTGTTTTCTGCTCTCATATTTGAATTTCTCCTTTTCTTGTGCTAAAATAGGCGCAAATAGCTTATGCTATTGCTTGAACTGGAATCATTCAGCTTTGGTCGGTTCGGATGATTCCTTTTCTTTGCTGTAATCAGTGTCAAATGTGATATAGGTAATACCGTCATCGTCATCAGACTCACTTCTGTAATCGTAATCTACAATCTCTTCTGTATACTCCTGCCACTCCCCATCTATTTTTGTTCCTATATAAATAAGAAGTAATCCAATCAATACAGGTATAGCAGTGACCGGATACTCCGTTGCATCAATGCAGATGCAAAACAGAAAAACAACGGTGCCGATCATTTCAATTATCTTTGCTAACTTTTTCATAGGCATTTCCTCATGTAACAGAAAAAAGTTTTTTCATCCGATTCTTAGGACTTTTAATTTCGAACTTTTCTCCTGTTTCATCGTCGATCATGTATTTGCCGTCAGAATGCATTGTATGTGGCTTTACTCCCTGTTCTTCCATGAACTCAAGCAAGATATCTTTGCCACCTTGTAAAATATTCATCTGACTTACAACTTCCATCCAATAAACCATAAAATGTGTAATATCCCAGTTCTGATATTCCATAAGAAATTCCGACGCTTTATCTCCTATCAGTTTGTCCATACCGAATCTCTCAATGTAATTCATTGTATAGAAGTAATCTTTCCACTGGTATCTTTCTCCATCGAATGTCTTTTCGATAGGAAACATATTCATAAATTCTCTTGGTGTGAAAGCTCCTACCATATCGCATATCATTTCAATAAGTTGGAACTCGTTTTTTACAAAGTCCGGTTCGCTGCATTTTAATAACTTACAGCCAGACATTCCTTTTAGCTTTATCATTAAATACAGATCCTTTTTAAGTTCATCTGGATAAGCGCTTTTTGCTTCCTGTATTGTCATGTTTCCCCAAAAGCCTGCCATTTTGCATCTTCTGTCTAATGCTCGCACATAATTAATCCACTTAGGTTTAAAGTCGATCAGCTTTTTGCCGTCCATGACGTAAAAATTAAGCATCTTCATCATCCTTTCTCTCAATTAACGGTAAAACCCCGTTCTTCTTAAGCTTTTCATACAGGAACAATCTTCCTTTTTGCGTCCATTCCGTCTGCATAACCACATCAGACCGCCCATTCGACCTTGTAATATCAATAGTCTTACTGTGAACATATCCAAGCCCTTGATATTGCCTGTATAAAATCCACTGTTTTCCTACTTTGCGCTGAACTCCTAACTCTTTCAGCATCTTATTAAACGCTTTAGCAGATATTCCATAATCCTGTGCGATCTGTGTTACCAGTACTGTTGATTTACTGTTCAAAATCAAATCCACGTAGTTGACTTTTGGTTGCATTTCTAAAATGATGTTATTCATTTCAACAACTTCGGTTTCAAGTTCCTGTATCTGCTTGTCTTTCTGCTCAAGCATCTTGTGCGCTTCAATAACTGCAAGTGCCATAAGTTCTTCGCCGGTTGGAATAACTGTTTGCGTCTGGTTATAATAATTTTCTTCCAGTGCATCAAACTGTTCCCATGCCTTATCAGTCCCAAGCATTTTGCAATGACGGCTTGCACCTCGACGTGTCCAAAGATAAAGCTGATTCGCGTTTTTCCCAACAAGGGGAAAATCAGTTACCCTGTTCTTAAACTCCTTAAGATCTGCTCCTTTTAATAAGAAGAAATGTTCTCCCTCTTTAAAATGTGTTTTGTTGCTCTGAAAGTTCTTTTTTACGTTATCTGTTTCTGTTTCGTACACATCAGCCAACTGTGCGGTAGTGATAACTCTTTGTCCTTTCCACTCAATGACCGGCAATTCTTTTGTTCCAATATGTACTAATTCGTTCATTTGTCTCCTTTCCGGATTTTTGCAATAAAAAATCCAACTACCGCTTGATAGTTGGAAAATACTGGTTGTCTCTATTTTGCTTTGTTGATACAATTAATGTACGGCGGCGGCCATCATGAAAGGAACTGTTATCATGAAAATCGTTAGTATACTTATCTCATTATTGGCATGGCGTGTTACCGGTTACGACTTCTTCATAATTCTAACCGTAACATCCATGACAATCGACCTATACAAAGGATTTAAAAAAGTACAAAAGAGATTAAATAAAATACTAAAGATGATGCGGAAAATAAAGCAATAATGTAACTCATTTCCTGCCGCCGTCGCATATTAATTGTATCAACTGATTTCCTGTGTTACAAACACATTTAATCTGCAAATTTCGACATATTTCTCAACTATCTCAATATTCAGTTCTTCTTATTCTTTCGTTTTTGAGTTCCCAGTTTCTTCACTGGTTGCCTTGCTTGCTGAACCCTCGACCATTCCCAGAACATATCCTTTCTGAAAATCGTTCATTTTGGGAATCGCGTCTTTCAACTTTTCTACAACTTTCTTTTCCTGTTCGCTCATGTATTCACTTCCTTTCTCCCTGTGATATAATTTCCTTATTAAATAAGGAAAGGCGGTGATAATATGGATAATGGTTATTCTGAAACATTTGCTACATATGAGTTTGCAGATAAAGGAACATATGTATGTATGCAATGCGGTGGCGAAAATAAAAAGGGAATCGTCACTGTAAAGCAAGGCGAAATGCTACCAGAATGCAAAGAGTGCGGATATACTACATGGATTAAAATAATGCAGGATTTTTAAACACTCTTTCTTCCTCTGCGAGCGTTTGGTTCGTAACCGCCAAGTTATCATCAACCAGATGCTCAATGAGGAACGTTCTTTTTACCACTCTCGTTCCATCTTCACATACTTGTGAAATGTGCAGATACATCTTCCCATCCTTCTGGAATGGAATAACAAATATACTCTGTAAAAATTTCCACTTAACAAAATGCTTATTAAAAAATGCAACTGCATGAGCCTTGATTTTACTCACTGTATCACTCCTTTCATAATTTATTTGTCATCATACTTTGTTACTTGTGTATGTTGACCTTGTAAGCATACATTATCATACATTGTTAGCATTGTCAATACCTTTTTGTTGACATTGTTAGCAGTTCATGGTATATTTTATTTGTGGAAAAGAGGTGATAAACTTGAAAGACCGTATTAAAGCATTACGGGAACGCTTGGGAAAGAGCCAAGATGAATTTGGGAAAGATCTTGGATTAACGAGAAATTATATTTCTTTGATAGAGAACGGACAGCGCAACTTATCCGACCAGTCTATTAAAGTCTTATGTTCCCTGTATGATGTCAATGAAAAATGGTTGCGGACAGGCAACGGAGAAATGTTTATTCCGAAAACCAAAAATGAACAAATAAACGAGATGCTTATTGATGTTTTAAAATGTGAAGATTCAGATTTTAAAAAACGTTTAATCACGGCATTATCCAAACTGGATGATACCGGATGGAATGCATTGGAGAAATTCATTGATTCAATCGCAAATCAAAGCCAAGAAGAATAAAGAAAAGCCAAGGGCAATGCGCAAACCCTTGGCTTTTCTTCTATTCTAATAATCTTTTGACATATATATAAATGAGTTTTAACCACTCTTCATTGTCACAATTCGCGACCATTTCAGTTATTTTTTGTTTGTAAAACGCTTTGGCTTCATTACAATCATTTTCCCCCATATTGATTTCCTCCAATCATTCCGCACTTTCGATAGCGATACATAAATTATAGAACTTATGTTCGATATCTTCAACCCCATTTGACAAATTGCTACAAATTACAAACTCGTTTGTAGTTGAGGGACAAGAAAACGCCTTATCCCGCCCCTCAGCCAGAACTTGAAGTGCCCTTATCGGACAATTTTATTTTACAAATTTTCCCGCAAATATTCAATTTCTTTCGGTCGCAAGTTTCGACAGGTAAATTTCTTATTGTCACAGAATGTCGATTGATTAGTTTAAATTTTGTTAAAAAATTAATTACTGGTTGAAAATTATGCATCTGCCAGTTATCTGTGATGAATTTTAAGTGCATAATTTTCCTTTCTGCCCGAAGGCTTTATGCAAAAGAGCCGGCTACACAACACATGGTCATGTAATCGGCTCTTAGGCTCTTGATTTTATTATATTTCTGCACAAGTTTTCTTTTGTGCCAAGTTGTCCGCTTTATTCGTAAAACAGAAGTTAAAAATCCTTAAATTTTACAGTTTAGGCGCGATCTTTACCATACTTAACCATTCCTGCACATTAAGATTTGAACCTGAGTTCTGATAAGTACTGAGTGTACCAGTCTGTCCCGGTCCGAAAGTGCCACCACTCGTTACCTGTAAAGTTACTGCACCGCCGGATACCGCAGGAACTCTGACTCGTCCCATGACATAGTTAGATGTTGTATTTGTTATAAAAACTTCACGAAACCCATTTGCGTTTGAACTGAAAGTGACAAGACCTGTAATAAGATAATACCCATCATCCGGGACAGTGAAATACTGCACGACAGGAGTTTGGTCATTATAATTTGTTGCAGTATTGGATAAGGCAGATACATTATTTTTGGCATCTGACTTTTTTAAATATGTGTCTGGAATGTTATTACCATCATAATCTGCACTAGCACGGGCAACTCGTACGCCAGGATAAGTATCATTCTGCTCGTTGTGTGCAATGAGATCTATCATATTATCATTATTAATATTAAACATTGGCATAAGCGAACCCATAATTCCAGACCAGTCGCTTTTCATTATTTTAATAAAATACTTATTTGCTAAACCGCTGTTTAACGATGATATCGCCCCGGTACAAGTACCATTCCCAATCTTAGAAATGTCTGTCGTTCCAAGCATTTTATAGAGATACCGCACATTCTTGAACATCTGTGACACCTTTGCAAAAATTGAAGAGTGTTTTTCGCCGCTTGATAATTTTGATACAGTCGTCCACGCTGACGCTGATCCGTCTGCCACATCACTACTCGTAAAAGTTGCTGTATTCTCTGCTGTATCTCCACCGGTTGCCACTGCACCGACGTTTTCTGCTGTGAGTTCTACATTGCCCCTACGGAAAGAATCTTCATTTACACCTTTGATTCCGGTAACTGGAGTTCCGGCCAGCACATCCCACTTATCATCTGATGTTTTATAGATATTTGCACCAGTAGGAATGACGTTACCGGCTCCTTCTTTAAATTCATCCGTAGTGGTAAATTCATCTGAAATGTTGTACATCCAACCAGAGTTAACATCTGAAAGTGCCGGTAAATCTGCAAAAGCTACCGTTCCATGTGGCTGCAATCCACCTTTAAGACCTTCGGACACGTCTTTTGACTGTTCATAATAGTACTTTGCATTGTCAGAATCCTCGCCCTCTCTGCTCCCGGTACCACCCACGGCATAACTCTGTGCTTTAGTTGCACTATCTGCTGCAGATTCGGCTTTACCAATGATCTCTGTTGCTTTCTGCGTTGCGATTGTGGCTTTATCTATGGCGGTACTGGCGGACTGGCTGGCAGATGCCGCTTCACTTGTGGCTGTGGCTGCAGACTGACTGGCGGATGTCTCACTGGCTTTTGCGTTAGTCTCGGATATTGCTGCCGCCGTGGCTGACTTCGCCGCTGCTGTCTCTGACGCTTTGGCATTGGTTTCGGATGTTTTTGCCGCTGTTTCACTGGCTTTTGCGGCATTCTCACTTGCTTTGGCGTTTATTTCAGACATTGCCGCTGCCTGCTGGCTTGACTCTGACTTTGCTACTTCCACCTTAATTTTTGCAAGATAGTTTGGCTCCAAGTGTTTTTCCTCGATGCTACCCTCTTTGACGGTGGCAGACACTTTTCCATCCTTATCAATGTAAAAGGCTACCGTATCAGAATCAAGGAACTCATACTGTGTAATCAGTGCCGACAGGTCTATGTACTGCTTCGTACCATCGATCAGAGTCAAAATAATCTGCTGTGTAGTCGGATTGTAATCGAAGTTGATCGCGATCTTCTCCATCTGCGTATCGATCGTAACCTTTGACCCGTTCTTTTTCGTGATTGTGATAATTCCCGTCGATTCCTCGAATGTCACGTCTGAAACAAGAGTTGCTACCTCTGTTTTCGTGGCTTTTGTGGTATCAAGAGTGATTACACGATCATCAATAACGCCAATAGCTGCGTCCATTTTGTTAAGATTGCTTTCATTAAGCGGTGTTTCATCACTCGGGTAATTCTCCCAATTAATAGCACTATGCGCTTTGTTCATGGTCCTCACTCTCCCTTTCCTTTGCAAGCTTCATCTGCTCCCGTTCGGCTATAACATGTCTGTTTGCTTCTTCCTTAATCTGCTGCAGAATATCCTTAAACACTAGGTACTTAGCTTCGATTGGGACATCCTCACACAAATTTGCATAATTTATAATGTCGTTTTCAAATTCCCGAATTTTTGCATTTATCATAGATTTTCCACCTTTTCCTTTAACTGTTCTATCTCGTCATGCTGCAACTGCACTGTGGCAACCAGATCAGCAATCAGTTCCGTATATTTCAGTCCGTAATACTTTTTCCCATTGCTGTCTGAAAACGTTTTTGGACAAATATTCCACCCTTTTTCCGCTTTTTTCAAAACATCCTGTGCAATAAATCCATGATGGAACCCATCTTTTTCGAAATTATAACGATACGATTTTGCTCTTAAAGAATAAATAAACTCAGATGATTGCTTTTTGCTTAAATCTAAAATTGTGTTTTTTATTCTTTTGTCAGATCCATTAATTACTCCACCTCTGAATCCACCTACTCCGGTATCTCCGTCTAAATGGATCATCATGTGGTCATTATCGTTTGCGCCTTTATGCAATGAAACATGATTATATTGAACCGTACATTCATGAACAGGACTTTCAAGCGTCCCTTCCACTGTTCGAAATCCATCCGTTCCCATCTGTACAAGTGTTCCACTGCGTTTAAATTCAATAAGGTTTTCTACAGACTCTTCCGCTTGAATATGCATATATCCCCCGGTCATTTCCATAGAACCTTTTAATTCAAGCAGTTTTGCTTTAATTTTGATACCCTCGGCTGACTGGTTGATTTCTGAAATGACGCTGTCTTTTGATACTTTCAAGCTGATCTGCTTTGATGACTGCGTAATCGTACTGGACGCACTCGATGAAAGCTGCTTAAATTTCTTTATCAGAGTCCATTTGTATTTTCCACTGCTTATTCCACCATCTGGTTCGCAACCATAAAACTTTCCAGTCTTCTGATCCAAAAAACTGTGTCCAGAATAATACGAAGATGCAGGGTATGTATTTTGTGGATTCCCGAAACCACAATGTGTAACGTCATAATCTTCGGTATCCCATACTGTTAAAGAAGCACTGACTTCTGACCGTATCTTAGTTGCGGTCACCTCTATATTTCCGGACAAATCGCCCTCTGCTTCGCTTGCTCTCGTAACTTCCGCTGTAATCTTGTCCTCATTAATTTTAATAGCTGCTGCAAGTTCAACTTCCTGTCCCTGTGCCCTTTTAACTTCTGCTGTAATACTGCTCGCATTTTGCGTGATTCTCGATGATAAACCATCCGTTGTATTTTTAACTTCTGTGCGAATTTCGGTTGCGGTCTGCGTGATCTGTGACTGCAATCCCTTCTCAACATCAGTTATCGTGCTCTGTGTCTTTTCAATGGTTCGCTCCAACACATTGCTCTTGCCTTTGAGCTTTAAAATACTTTTCTGTATTCCGTTCGCCCCGTTTGTCCGGTACTCTTCCCCGTCCGCTTCCAGATCATCACGCAAGGCCTGTATGCCTTTCAAAGTTCTTTTCAAAATATAGGACTCGATCAGTTCATATCTGGTCGGCAACCGCACCGCATCCCCAACCTCAAGACACGGGTTTCCTTTGCAGTCTGCCGCAAACGGGCGGTAAACAATACCTCTAATCTTGGAAAGAACATTTTTTGCAATGCCCTTCAGTTCTTTTGTGCCTTTTCCATAGACAAGAAAATTATCCTCGATCACATAAGCATTGTCTCCAGTGCCCACGATCACGCCGATATCATTCTTCTGCTCCCGGATCTGCAGCTTATTGATCGTTTTAACAAGAAAATCTTCATACTCAGCCGTTATATATAAATCTTTTCCAATCCGGTTGCTTTTCGGATCTCTTGGAAATAAATCATCTGCCGGATAAAGATCGTTTCTCGGATAAAGTCCCTGTATATTCTGCTCCAGGTATATATAATGAAACTTTCCATCACGCCCCATGTGCCCCATACAGCCATTGATCTCACAAATACAGGACAACACTTCCTTGCCGCTCATAGATTCGCCTATGGTGCTCGATTCCTCTGTATCAGAACTTGTCTCGCTGGATGCCGTGACTGCAACTGTTTTTTCAATAGACATGCCGTCATTAACCAGTATAATGTCAGCCTGCTCAATCCCGAAGTGCTTAAAAAAACTGTCCCGGAATTGCTTCATTGTGACCGGATCATAAACTGTAACAGTCCTAGTTTTTCCATCTTTATCTTTCTGATGCTCTTTATGGGATGGAAAGACAGTGTTATACCATGCTGCCACATCTGCATTTAAAATGTCATAAAGAGCATCATATGCGACAACATCACGGCACGTCCTGTCTGCCGTAGGCGTATCAGAATCAACCTTATATCGTCCGAACTGGAACGGGATATCTGCATGTCCACCAAGAGACATCCTTACTGTCATCCATCTGCCCTTCATTGGCAAAAATGTATTTGACACCGTGAATTTAATCATGGCGGCTTCACACGAACCAAACGTCAATTCCTGTTCTGAACACAAACTTTCGGTCAATTCGAATTTTTCTTGGTGTAGCTCTGTATTTGTGATATTGACTTTTCCGTCATCAGATACGATGGATAACTGCTTATCGACCGTATCTTTTTTGAACAAGTCGCCATATTTATAATTAACCACCGTACACACCCCCTATGAAAGCAAGCCGAACTGAATTGTAACGAATTATTCCATCATATGTTCCGTATATCGTAGGCTGAAAATCTGCCATATAGCCGTACTGCGTCACATAATCGTCATATTCCGGGATATACGCTGTGATATAGCAGGCTCTCCCTGTCGCATTTGTGAACTGGCTTCTGATATTATTTAAAACCTCATTGAAAGTCTTATTTGTCAGCATAGCCGGGGTCTCAAATTCGACCTTTAACGCCTTTAACTCCACGGCATTTCTATGCAGATAACCATTGGCATCCGTATAATCATCTAAATCCTGCATATTGACATATGGACTATATGATTCCGCTTTCATAAAAGACATTGGCACTATGTAATTTCCAATCTTTAAAAGCCATCCGCTGTATGCCATACGATCACCTCCGCTTACTTTTCGTTTCTGAATCTATTGATATGGATGCCGTTATTGTCGCTTAAAAATAAGATTTCCGTTTTTCCGTCCGGCAGAATATCCGCAACAACGCAATTATTCGGATTTCCTATTGGTGTGCGACTTTCCGGGCACTTGCTCCAGTCTATTGGTTTATATTTTTTCATGGCTATTCTCCTGAAAATAGGTATAAAAATAGTACCTACCACCAATTTGATAGGTGCCACTTCTTTTTCTTGATCTATTTTGTAATTACTTCGATATTGGGCGATTTAATCACAATTTTCTCCGGTGTGTGAATTACTCCCGTGTTCCCATATGTAATCCTGATTTCTGATTTGTTCATAAAATTTCTCCTAAATTTCATACTCCGGGTATGTTACTTCCCAAGCATCCCTGTGATAAGTGTTAACCTCTCCATAATTCGCATCAAAAATCTTTTTTACGCCATATCCAAGTTCAATGCTCTTTTCTTTGAGTTTTCGCCAATTAAATGTTTTCCAGTCCACACCGTTCATTGCTGCAACACGCTTAATAGAATACCAGTCTTTGCTATAATCAAGTTCCTGTTGTAACTTTTCCTTTTCTTCTTCCGCTGCTATTCTAGCAATTCTTTCTTCTTTCAGCTCCGTCAATATCTTAATACCAAAGTCTGGATTGCTTAAAATATTATCAATTACCTTATCCGTAGCATACATACCATGTTTCCGGATGCTTGGAATGACTTCCATTGCGAGCCAGTTCTGGAACTTGTCCGCCGTTTTGTTGCTTGCTTTCATACCAAGGCGATAAAAAATCGGTTCTGGGATATAATCGTCTTTCCCAACAAGTTGGGAAAATCCAAACTCTATACAATATCCATTCATAGTCTCCCATCTTACATATGTTTTTCCGTTCTTTTCCTGTGTCCAGCCAAATCCTCTAGCTGTATCCTCTGCATTGATAGAAATACTTCCGTCCTCATTTAACATTGTTCGTGCTGAAAATCCAAGTTCTGGATTATTAAAAACTTCAATGTTATTTTCCTTAACTTTAGTTGCAAGAGCTGTATATGCCATATTTTCTATCTCCTAAATTTCCGAGCCTTACATTTCGCAAGGCTCAACCTTTAAATTCACGTGCGTTAGGAACATACCCTAACAGGAGTCGCACGCTATATATTTAGTAAGATTGTAATTTCCCGTGACGAAATACTGGAATAGCCCCAAATTTTCTGGGCTAAGCGGACAGGTAAGTTATATCTGCAAATTGTTCTATTCTATTTTTGCAATCCCTATAAATATCCTTGTAGTGCATACCCATTGACATATCAATTCTAATAGTCTGCAAAATAATGCTTTCCACAAGGGTTAGATTATTGAGATCTGAAACTGTGATATTGTCGCGATTTCCACCAATTACTGATTTTGCCAACTTGGTATATGTCACATACAGTTTATCTGAATGCGTACTTCCTTGTTCTTTGGCATAGTCTACAAGAAGTTTAATCACATCAGTTTCTTTCAGCCGATTTTCTTTATTAGCAATTCTTGTTTCGCCCCATAGTTTCGATTGCTTTTCAAGAATAAATCTGCGCATTGCATAAAACTGTCGAACCAACTCTTTCTTAAACTTCACAACTATTTTTGAATTTCTCAAAAGAGTTATAACAAATGTTGCTTGTTCCTCATTCAAATAATAAACTCTTTCAGGCTGCCCCCTTTTCCCCGATTTTAAATCGGAGAAATCAATATTGCCAAAGTCTAAAATATCTTTCTCATATTTTCTGATAATAGCAACAACAGATTCATGTTGGTTATTTGTTCCATCTGCAATCACTTTGCTGTTTGTAAAAACATCGTTTCCTTTGAGTTCCACCAATTCATACATACTCTTTTCCACCTTTCTTTCGCTACTGTCATTTGACAGGCAGGTTTAAATTTCATTTTTTTATTTTTCTTATGCAGTTTGAAATAAATAAAAAGACCGCCAAAGACTGAATCTCTTCAATCTCTGGCGGTCACGAATCCGCACCTATTCCTCATAGGCTTGCAGGACGTCCTAAATTCTTTAGGTCTTACCTGCGTGATTTTTAATTACTGAAATTATATATTTTCTATGTGTGTTTGTCAAACAGCTAATTTGCAAATTTTATCAGCAATTTTCACAAATTAAACAATTCTGGGCAAAAACGCTTGCTAGAATACTTATCCGATCTGTTAAAAATCAAGGAATACAAAAAAGACACCTCTTGAGGCGTCTTTTTCTAATTGGATTATTTTGTTTTCTTATTTTCCCCTGCTGCTTTAAGTACTCTCCATTCAGGATCGTTGCTAAAGTTTTTTCTTTCTGTAATTTTTGCTAATTCTTCTTTCAACTGTTCATTTTCTCTCTCTAATTTTTCTATTTTCTTTTCATGTTCTCTCTTTTCTTTAACAAGTATGTTTTTATCTTTTTCCAACTGATCTGCATAAATAAGTGCTTTTGATTCTCTGTCATATAATTCCAAGTTTTTATCAGTTGCCTGTTCTATTCTTTTATTTATTTCCCTGATTTCCCATTTGTGATTTTTTTCTTTTTTCTCCAACTCATATTTTAAATATTCTATTTGTTCATTTGCTTCTTTTAATTCTTCTTTACACGCCATTAGTTCTGATTCTAATGTTTTATCTCCCATGTATTTTCCCTCGCTTATAAGGTTCCTATGTAATTTTCAATATACGAAATATATTCAACAGGGATTCCGTTCAAAACATCTATTTTTATATCAGAAGAATATCTATTTATAGACCAATCGTATGAATTTTCTTTTCTTAAGTCTGATATTCCTCCAGTATCCTTGTTTTGGTATGTGCATTTGTCATTCTGTTTTACATTCACGCAAACAGTTACTTCCATGTCTGACATGTCAAATTTATAATAATCATAAAGAGTAAATATACAGATAACTTTACTATCATCTTTCCCAAGATACAATGTATCCATATTTTCAAAATCAATTCTATTCTTTTCGCTGTCTATATAAACACAAATATCAAAATCTTTTTGATCATTTTCATACAGCCAGTAGATATCTTCTTCTGAAAGTGTGCTTATATCAAATTCAACTATAACATACGGCATGTAACCATTTTTATATTCCATCTGACACAAATCTACTGATTTTATTCCAAATGTACTATCATTATAATTCATGCTGTCATACGGTATACTTTTTACATTCTTTTCTATTCCAGTTTCTCTTTCAATCACGACAGTTCCATCCGTTTCTGTCGTCTCTATTTTTTCTTCCTCATATCCGTTTCCACACCCAGTTAATACCAACACAGCTATTGTCAAAATTACTATTCCCCACTTTTTCATGAACTCCCTCCCATTTGTAATATATTATACAAACCATACCACAAACGAAAGAGAGTTGCAATTAAAATATAGGAACTGGATTTCTCTGCGTTCTATTTGCTTCCTGTCTCCATTTTTTTACTGTCCCTTGATACGCTTTATCTGAATCAAGAACCGCCGTAATATCTGCTTTTTCAAGTTTTGATACAATGACGTCTCCCAGTTTATCGTAATCAATAGCGCTTGACATTGCTATCTGCATTTCTTTTCCAATAGTACTTTCAATGCTACCGGAATTGTATTTTATAGATGCGTTTACGTTGTCAGTTATGCTTCTATTGTACTTATATACAACTTCCGGCGCTGCTTTTAACCCTGTCAATCCAAAACTGTCCTTAATTCCCTCGGACCAGTTTTTTATCTCCTTAAATGTACTTTTAGATCCATCAGAAATACCATTATTAAATCCTTCTACCGTAAATCCTGCAAATTCTTTAAACACTCTTGATGGCGAATGTATCCCCATCAAATTTGTAAACCAAGAACCAATATTTGATACCCAGCTAGAAATAACACCGTGCGTTGTATTCTGATTCCCAGATACTCCACTATTAAATCCCTCTACCGTATATTTTCCATAATCAGAAAACACCGTGGATGGCGAATGTATCCCCATGTTTGTTGTAAAAGGTGCCTTGATATTATTGTTCATATAATCAAGCATAGCATCTCCAGTACTGCTTGAGTTATCTCTGATACCATCATTGTATCCATCTACTGTATTTTTCGCCCAACTTTCCCCCATATTGGACAGCATGAGTTCCTTTAATTTACCTTTTCGTGTAATTTCTCCGGTAACTGTATCGACTGCACTTTGAGACTGGGCTACACCACCATCCGAAAATCCTTTAACAATTACTTTTCCGCCTTCTATTGCTACATTGTATCCTCTGTCGTTATACCATGTTGTTATTTCATTTTCTAGTTCTGCGGTCAATGTTGGTATTGCTTCTTTCGTTCCTGCAACTCCGCCAACACCAAATTGTACCATTCCTTTTTCCCCAAGGTTATACATATCTTGGTCTGTCGTTCCATAGGAATCAATAATTGTTTGATATAATTCTACTGCTTCTTTTCCGATTACCTGCTTACCATTGACAAATATTCCGCCAAGATCATCTATTGCTTTTGATGCGTTCAATGCAATTTGTCCAAAGTTAATCTTATCTACGGCATCAGACAATTTATTGTATTTCTGCGTATGTTGTTCAAGCATATCATTTGCAGTATTGTAAGATGTTGTAGCTTTTTCAACCTCATCTCTAAGCGTCTTTTGTGTTTCTGTTATTTTGGACTGTTCATCTTCTAAGAAAACCATTTTCTTTACAAGTTCATCATGTGCATCGCTTGCATTTTTTGCTTCTATGCCATTTGCTTTTAAAGCGTCTGCATTTCGCTTCCACCAATCATTCCAGTCCTCTGTTGCACCTATATCAGAAATTATTTTATTGAGTTTATCTAACTCTGTTTTATTTTTTTTGTAGTTCTGCTCTGATACTTCCAACTCGACATTAGCTTCCGCAAGTGCCTTACTGTACTGCTCTACAACATCTTTATATCCTGCAA